AATTAATAGATTGAGACAGTATCAGGTGAACAAATGAGCAACCTTGGAACCATCACGTACACGACGAACATAGAGACGGCTCAGCTTGTTTCGAGTACGAAGGTTGCAGACAAGCAGCTTGACGGACTACAGCAGTCATTCGACAAGACCGACAAGGCATCACAGCAGTTAGGCGGCGGCTTAAACAAGCTTGCGACCTCTATTGCTGGCGTCCTGTCTGTCGCTGCTGTGGTCAACGAATTCAAGAAAGCCATTGCTGTGACGATGGAGTTCAACGCGACAATCTCTAATCTGTCGGCTCTGACTGGCGCGGTCGGCAAAGACCTTGCTGTCTTCCGTCAAGCTGCTATCGACATTGGCGGTTCAACATCCCTAAGCGCTACGCAAGCCGCAGAAGCAATGAAGCTGATCGGCTCTGCGTCTCCTGACTTGCTGAAGTCTGCCGACGCTCTCAAGTCGGTTACGCAGCAAGCTGTTACTCTCGCCGAGGCTGCTGGCAGTACGCTACCAGAAGCGGCAGCAGCAGTTACTGGCGCGCTGAACCAGTTCCAGCTTGGTGCCGATCAGGCTGGACGAGTGATTAACGTTTTGGCGGCTGGCGCAAAAGAAGGTGCATCGGAAATTACCGATACTGTAGCAGCCATGAAAGAGGCTGGCGTAGTAGCAGCACAGAGCGGAGTTCGCTTCGAGCAGTTCAACGGCGCCATTCAGGCTCTAGCTCAGGGTCAGATTAAGGCAAGCGAAGCGGGAACAGGCCTGCGTAACATCCTAACTATTCTCAACACCCAGGCCAAGAACGAATTCAAGCCGTCCGTAGTCGGGTTGTCGGCAGCCCTCGCCAATCTTCAAAAGGCGGGCCTTGACGACACTCAGATGGTCAAGCTGTTTGGCCGCGAGAACATCACCGCCGCCAAGGTGCTTTTGCAATTCCGTGGAACGATGGATACGGTAACGACTGCAATTACCGGAACATCGGAGGCATATAAGCAGGCCCGCATCAATCAGGACAACTTGAAAGGCGACGTTGCAAACCTGTCTAGCGCCTTTGAAACACTGCAAATTGCGGTAGGCGACCTGTCTGACAACACTCTGCGCGACCTAACCAAGCAGTTGACTGAAGTTCTGTCGTCATTTGGCAGCAACAAGGACGCGCTCTCAACGTTCTTTAATGTTGCCGGAGATGCCGCCCTATCGTTTGCGGCAGTGATCACAGGTCGCGTTGTCACCGGTCTTGTTGGTTACGCCTCGGCTCAAGCAGCGGCAGTCAAGGCAACATTTGACCAGATAGCCGCAGCTCAGTCAGCGGCTGGCGCAAACCTGATGCTTGCAAAGTCAGAGGATGCAGCGGCACAGGCGGCGCTCGCCAAGGTCAAGGCGCTTCAGTCAGCCAACCTTGGCCTTAAGACCAGTACGGTACAAGCTGATCAATTGGCGGCAGCCGAGGCGCGCGCAGCAGCAGCCACGACTGGGCTTAATGCTGCCATGGCGGCGAGCTCTGGAGTTGCTACCAAGTCAGCAGCGGCAATCGGAATTCTCAGCAAGGCAACCAGCTTCCTTGGTGGCCCTCTTGGCGTCTTCCTGTTGGCTGCTACTGCTGTATCCATCTTTAGCAAGGAGTCGGCAAAGGCTCGCGTAGAGGTTGACGCGCTAAATGGCTCGCTTGAAACCCTGTCCTTTAACCAGTTGTCGCGATCCGCGCAGGAGGTGCAGGGTCAGATAGCTGATCTTAACGGACAGTTGGGAGAGGCGCGCAACAACTTTAACAGCCTATCAAGCGACAAGGCTGTCATGTCGGCCGACGCTTTCGCCAAGAAGCAAGTAGAAGTTAAGGCGGCCCTTGACGACGTAGCCAAGGCAATTGATCTTCGTAAAAAGAGACTAGAGGAAATTGCTACCGCTCAAGACAAAATCACCAACAAGGCACCAGCTCCTGCAAAAGACCCCGAAATCAAGAAGGTTGTCTCGACTACATCTGAGGACGGCCAGAAAGAACTTGCAACCCTGAGGGAACAGCTTGCTCTTGCAAAACTTACCGGCGAGGCAAAAGCCAAACTCCAGGCTATTCAGAAGCTAGGCTCTGCCGCAACAGAGCAGGAGAAGAATGAAGCCGCTGCTCTCGGTGCCGAAATCTACAAGCTAGAGACGGCAACCAAGACTCTTGCTGCTACCAACAAAAAGCAAAAGACTGATGCTGAGCAACTTGCAAAGCGCGCAGCACAAGAAGAAAAGAAAGGCATTGAAAGCAACCTTGAAGCCTTTACTAAGCTAGGCGCTGAACTTGCAAGCGTCGGTCAGTCAGCCCGCGAGCTTGCGCAGGATCAGGCCCAGTTAACGCTTAACAAGTACGCGACACCTGAACAGATTCAGTCTATTCGCGACATTGCCGGCGCATTCTATGACGCCAAGACTGCAAAGGATACGCTTGCTCGTGTAGACCCAGCAGCAAACGCTACACAAGGTTTTCAGCAGCAGCTAAAAGACCTTCAAACCGTCAATGACATGAAGTTGTTGAGTGACACTGATTATCTGGCGCTAAAAGAGCAAGCCGAGATAGATTACAACGCCAGAATGACCGAGATTGAAATTCAGCGGTTTGCTGCCCAGTCTGCTGGCAATGCCGCAATGGTCGCAGGGTTTGATGCGCTGGCATCTTCTGGCACTCAGGCGCTTGGCGGGTTGCTATCTGGAACAGTGAGCCTTCAAGACGCGATGGGCAATATCGCCAACACGGTGCTGAACGCTGTAATTGGTTCGTTTGTGCAGGCTGGTGTTGAGTGGGTCAAGCAGCAGGTCATGATGCAGGCGGCAACCCAGGCAACCAAAGCCGCAGAGGTTGGCGGGATTGCAGCAGTTACGGCGGCGCAAGTCACCGCTACTGGCACCATAGCAGCAACCACTACAACCGCAGCAGCAACCACTGGCGGAGCTGTAGCTGCTTCTATGGCCCCTGCTGCCGGCTTGTCGTCTATCGCCTCGTTTGGCGGCGCTGCTGTGATCGGTGGCGCTGCTCTGTTAGCGACCATGGCTCTAGCTAAAACTTTCGGCGGCAAGGCGCTCGGCGGCCCTGTACAGGCTAACGGCATGTACCGCGTAAACGAAACTGGCAAGCCTGAAATCTTCAACGCTGCAAACGGTCGCCAGTACATGATGCCTAACAGTCGCGGCGAAGTCGTCAGCAACAAGGACGCAACCTCTGGAGGCTCAAGTGGCGGCAGCGCTATCGTCAACATCCACAACTACAGCGGCGCACAAGTCAGTCAATCGCAAAAGACCATGGACCGCCAGCAAGTTATTGACATTGTAATCGGAGACATCATGGGCGATGGTAAAATTGGGCGCGCAGTTAATCAGACTACTGGCACTCGGAGGCAGGGAACTTGAGCACTCTAATTGAGCGCGTTTATGCATCGGCAGGCTCTGAGGTAATTATTGATACTATTGAGCTTGCCTGTGATGCATGGGCCGAATCGCTATACATCGTCAAAGGTTTCGAAGACATGACATTAGGCCTTGATGGTGCCGCATTCAGGACATTCATGGCGGCTCCTATCTCCATAGCTCTACCGAAGAAAAACAATCAAGGGAGTCAGTCGTTAAACTTCGCAATTGATAACGTGACGGGGCAGGCGCAACGCCTGATTGATACAGCAATTGAAAGCGAGAAAAGAATTCGTCTGACTTTCCGGCGATATTTGAATACGGATCTAACTCAGCCGTCCGAGAATCCGTTCTATGCGACAGTTCTTGGTGGGAATGTTAGCGGTACGACTGTACAGATTGAGGCGGGGTTTCAGGATTTACTTAACTACGCGTGGCCTAGAAAGTTGTACACGACTGATTTTGCCCCAGGCCTCAAGTATCTTTAATGCAGTGGATCAATAGATTTCTCGCTGCTACATATGAGGATGGTGCACGCGGCCCCGATAAGTGGGACTGCTTCGGGATGACAAGATATGTTCGCCATCATCATTGCGGAAAGCGCCTTCTCCCATCGTTCGGCGCAATCCGCAACACTCAACCAAAAGAATTTACCCGCGCCTATCAACAAGAAGCAGCCGGCATGGAAGAGTGCGTGCCAGAAGACGGCGCTATTGCTGCCGTATTCCGTGGCCCGCTGTGCATCCATGTCGCTGTTATAATTGAACTAGAGAATGGACTGCACGCGCTTGAAATAAACCCAAAGAAGGGGGCCCGCCTGCTTAGAGTCCACGATTTTGAATACCAATACCTAAGAGTGATTTATTACCGTGACCGTTAGAGTATTCGGATCGAAGTTGAACGATGAGCCATGCGAAGAATATGCGGCTTGCGGAATTTCTGTGCGTGAATGGCTGACAGAGAATGTTCCGAACTATTCGGACATGGACGCTCACCCGATCAGCGTTTCTCTTAACGGCGTAATTGTTGAGCCCTGCGATTGGGCGCTTACCGTTTTCGCAGAAAAAGACACGATTGATATCGTTATCGAGCCAAAAGGAACGGAATTGTTCTTTGGGGCACTTTTCTTGGTCGCCATTAAGCTGATGACGCCAAAGATCCCAAAGGTAAACACTACCAGCCAGAACGGCGAAGGGATCAACGAGGCGTCGATTAAGGGTAACAAGGTAAAGATCAACTCTCCTATTCGGGAGATTGCAGGCCGTCGCAAGGTTTATCCTGACTACCTATTACCTCCGCGCAGATACTTCGCAAGCCCACGAGAACAGCGCGTGGAAATGCTTCTGTGCATCGGTATTGGCGATCACGACGTTCCAGCAGACAAGATCCTGATTGGCGATACTCCTGCAATTTCTCTTGGGGGTGATGTCGTATACAACATTTATGAGCCGGGCGCAAACATCGCAGCAGACCCTGCGCATTTCTGGTGGAACGATGTAACAGAGGTTGGCTCCAGCTCTAACGGATCTTCTGGTCTTGAGCTTACAATTGCTAATCCTCTTACACCAAGCTTTGTTGCCTCATCGATACAATTCAACGCGTTCAATATCAATATCCCGACTGGCCAGGGAGCTTTCCCGTCTGATTGGTCGGCGGGGTTAATTATTCGCGCAGTGGTCCCGTATCAATATGAGTTCATTGATGGCGGGGCTGGCAGGGACATTATCCGCGGGGTCGCACTGGAAATGCTTGATCCATCAATCGGAGACAGCATTGAGATTGCGGGCATCAACGGCGGGCTGTATGTAGTAAATAGCTATACGCCTGCGTCTGGTCCCACGCCGCCAGAGATGACGCTCGACTTTGTTGGGGGCTCTCCAGTCACAGCCCTAACGCTTGGGACTATTGCTACATGCATAGGCCCGGTTGGCCTGCGATACAGGATTTCTGTGTTTAGCACGCCTCAATTAACAGTTGAGCGCCTAACATCTTCAGGGTCTACAGATTCTGGATTTGCTGGCTTCACATTCCTCTCGACTACGTCCGCATCGATCTCGCTTGATCAATCAAGCATGCAGGGCGGATATCGAGGTCCTTTTGCCGTTTGCCCATCTGGAGAGAAGGCCTACGCAATCGAGTGGGATGTTTTTTTCCCTGGAGGTCTTATTGGGCTTGGCGCGAAGGACGGCTATAGGTACACAGTTCCTGCAACGCACTATTTTGAATGGCGTGACATCGATGTTCCCGGTGCCTGGACAGTAGAGGAAAGAACGGTAACTAACGTGTCGCTTGACGCAGTTGGCTACACGTTCAAAATTTTTCTTCCCTATCCTATGCGCGCTGAGGTTCGGATACGCAGAAGCCCAGTAGTTTCTACTGAATGGCAGGACTCGGCAGTTTGGTATGGGTGCCGCTCCCTTCTTGCGTCGCCTACATCTTACGACGGGGTGACCGTGATGTCATTTAACGCTAGGGGTGGCGATAGACTATCCGCTCAATCTGAATCACTTATATCGGTAGAAGCCACACGAAAACTACCAGTACGAGTAGGCGGCATATGGCAGGCGGCCCAGCCAACAAGAGACATAGCGCCATTTTTTGCATACGTCGCAAAAACTGTAGGATACGTTGATTCTGAGATCGATTATGCCGAACTTGATAGACTTGATACGGTCTGGAGAGCAAGAGGCGATCATTACGACCAGGCAACAAACGCTAACGGAACAGCCAAGGGCGTTATAAACGACGCTCTCGGTTGCGGATTCTCAGAACTTACCGTCGACAAGGGTTTGTTGCGACCGGTCCGTGACGAGCCTCGTATTGCATTTGAGAGTATGTATACGCCGCAGAACATGACCGAATCACTTGAACGAGACTTCACGGCAGTCCGCCCCGATGATTATGACGGTGTTGATGTTGAGTACACCGACGGCATCACTTGGCAGGTAGAAACTGTTGAGTGCAGGCTTCCGGGCGATCTTGGTTTGCGCGCGCAAAAGGTAAAAGCAGAGGGCTGCACCAACCGAACTAAGGCATGGCGGATTGGCATGCGTCAACGTCGCGCGCTTAAATATCGTCGCTGGGAATATCGATGGTCTACAGAGCTTGACGCCCTAAATAGTCGCTACCTTAGCTATGTCCAAGTTGCTGATGACGTGCCTGGATATGCGCAATCTTCTTGCATGATTTCGTATAACGCCGGGATTATAGAAGCGTCAGAGGCTTTCGATTGGTCAGACTCCGGCCCGCATTATGTTTATGTTCGTAGGCAGGATGGCTCAAGCGCAGGACCTTATGTAGCAACACGTATTGATGACTTCCATCTTTCTATTTCCGGGCTGGACTTTCCACCGGATACCTCGCTTGATCGTGAGCCGCCACACCTTCTATTCGGCATCGGCTATAAGGTTCTGATTACGTCGATATCTCCAAACGGTACTGACTCAGCTAACGTAGAGGCGATGGCGTATAATGAATTGGTCTACGAAGATGATAATGGCAGCCCTCCATGATTAACTACCCAGCAGGATTGCCAAGAGGATTGCATAATGGGCGAACCTACCAAACAGTAAGCCCGTTAAAGAGGTCAGAACTATCTAGCGGGCGCTCTCGTCAACGCAGGAATTTCACCAGCGTTCCAACGATGGCGCAGATCAGCTGGATATTCAGCTCTATTCAAGCTCAAGCTTTTGAAGCCTGGTGGCGTGACCAATTGCTAGATGGATCTCAATGGTTTGAGTGCCCGCTAGAAACTCCAGTTGGGTATCAGGATTACACGGCCAGATTCACTGATATATACCAAGGCCCGTCTAGGGTTGGCCCGATGATTTGGTCGTTTTCAGCAGAACTTGAATTAAGAGAGCGTCCATTGTTAGATCCCGGATGGGGTGAATTCCCTGAATTCATTCTTGATCAATCTATTTTCGATTTTGCAATGAATCGCGAATGGCCTTTAAACCCTTGGCAGATTTACGCAGACGCCATGGATACCGCAATCAATGAGGATTGGCCGCAGCCATGAGCGACTACAACACAGGCAACTCCGTACCCTCGGTAGATCCGAGAGACCTGGACGACAACGCCACCGTGCTCGACCTGTTGATGAATTCTACTGCATCAAGCGTGTCTGATCGAACGGGCGTTGATCGGAAGACTTGGTATCAAATTGAAATCGACGCCTCGGCGCTTGTGAGCCCGAACGTCTCAGCGCTTGCCGGTTTGACTGGATCCAACAACCTCGGCCTGTACTTCACGGGTTCCGGCGCGATGGCTACTTATGCATTCACCCCGTTTATGCGAGCGCTTGAGGGGAGCATCGACGGTCCAGCAGTGCGAACCGGAATCGGTGCAATCTCGGCAAGCGACAACATCACAGGCAGTGCTGCGAAGCTAACCACTGCGCGCTCGATTGCAGCTACGGGTGACGGCGCGTGGTCAGTTAGTTTCGATGGAAGTGCTAGTGCTACTGCGGCGCTAACCCTGGCCGCTACGGGGGTGACGGCAGGCACATATGGTTCGGTCACCGTAAATACCAAGGGTCTTGTCACAGCGGCTACTGTTGCTACGCCCATCGCGAACGGTGGCACAGGTCAGACTACGCAATCCGCAGCGCTGACGGCATTGCTAAGTACGTCGGCGGTACCCTTGGCCAATGGAGGGACAGGTGCTACGACGGCAACCGCTGCGGGTGCCAACTTAGGCACGTCCGTCGTAGGCACCAACACGGATCAGCTCGCTAAGTCGTCAATGATCCAGGCTGAAATTGCGAACAAACGAACGTGGACCAGCTACACGCCAACAGTGACCGCAGCCTCAGGTACGTTTACAACGGTTTCAGCCACCGGTCGTCATATGGTTGCATTTGGTATATGCCACTACGAAGTTGTAATTACTGTAACCACGAAAGGGACAGGGGCAAACCCAACATTCACTCTGCCGTTCGCCGCCCTGACCGGGACCTCCGTCGGAATGCCGTGCGCGTTTGCGCGTGAGGGTGCAGTGAACGGCAACATGGGCATCGCCGTAATAGCCACAGGGCTGGCTTCATCCACGGTTTTCAGCTATGCGGGCCCAACCGGTGATCTTGCCTCCGGCAACGGTGCCGTAATCAGTATCAAAGGCTCTTACCCAATTGCATAAGGACTGACGATGACAACCACCTACAACACCGGTAATCCAATCGGCTCAACCTCGCCGAAGGATCTTTATGATAACGCCTCAAACCTCGATGATCTGTTGTTGGGGCCGTCTCCGTCATACCCAGATCGTTTGGGCCAGCGTCGCCAATCGTGGGCGGGCATGGAGCAATCGATTCGCGACGCAGTTGTTGCTGCCGGATACGAGTATGTCGGGGACTATGACGACGGTCCGATCACCATCGTCAGGGCTAACCAGATATTCAGCAAAGACGGGGAATTCTGGAAGCCTGCGGCATCACTGTCTCTGCCGTATACGACTGTCGAAGATTGGGTAGTTGATCAGCCTAAATTTGTATCTGTCGGCGACGCAGCGTTACGGCAGGATCTTGCCTCATCTTCCGGCACGACAATGGTTGGGCGCGGCGCTGAAACATTAGAGGACAGTCTCGACGGTATCGAATCTGACATTTTATCGATAAACAGTGCAGGCTTCCTGAAGCGTCAGAATGAATACGTGCTCTCGTCGACCATGGACGATATGGGCAACGTAGATATGCTGAATGCCGGTATCGATAGCGGTGTTGTGCGGATCACCGTTGTAGGGGATTCCATAGCGCAAGGCGACAGTCAGAGCACCTACGAAGACTCGATGGTAGGCGTGGTTCGTCGGGCGCTGGTGAAGCAGAATCCGGGGTTAACCTTCGCGATAGTAAACTTGAGCCTTGCCGGCCGAGGAATTGGGGCGTTCTCAGATCCAAACTTCAAAGGTATAGTCGGCCCGGTTGACAACCCAGCGTTAGGTTACTACCGCGCTCCAGGTAGCGCTTCAGATAATCAGTGGCCGTCAGGCTCTACTGTGGGCCAATCATGGCTGGACGCGGTAAAGGCAACTACTCCAGATCTAGTAGTGGTAGCGCTCGGAGCAAACGACAACTCGGGCAGCGGCCCTGCGTTTGCTATCGCCATGAAATCGGCTCTGGCGCAAATGGCAGCGTGGCCAAAACCGCCATCCATCGCACTGGTCGCGACTACGATCCCCTCGCGCATTACCGCGCCAACGTTTCAAGACGCCATCCAGACCTGCGCTGATGTTACCCGAGGAATCGCCCGCGAGCTTAACCACAGCCTGTTCGACGCTAACCGGTATCAGCTGCTGTTGCGGGATGCTGTCGATATTGCGAACAAGAAATATGCGATTGACTCTGGATTCGCCGGGTTCCCTACTGGCTGGACCCCGGCAGTAGGTTCGACTATGTCTCTTAGCGGTGGAGACATTTCCGGCACCGGCTTAGTAACGCGCGATCTTACTACTGAAGATTTACATATCTCGGCTACCTTCACGATCCCTAACTGGGCAGTGCAGACGGCCAATATTTTCTACCGCGCCACCAGCGGTGGCCTAGCGTATACCGTACAGCTTGCACCGGGCGGTGGACTGTTTTTGTACTACAACTTAAGCATTATTGCCTCTATCGTAATCTCGCCGCCAGCCGACGGGGTGCCAGTCACTATAGAGGCTATTGTCGAGGGAGCGTATCACAAGATCTATGTAAACGGTGCACTAGCCCTTACGGCATGGAATTACGAACAGCTTCGCGCGGGCAAACACGGGTTCAACGTGACGGGTGGTTCCGGCACTATAAGCAATTACACAGGGCGCCTCGGGAGTCGATACGCGGTTGGCATTGCTGAAATGACCGACACCGATATTTTTGGCGTGTACCCAGACGACTGGAACACTAACCCAGATTCGGCTGGCGGCAACGGCATCAACCACCTGACTAAGCGCGGCAGCACGGTTATAAACGCGCAAAGCTGGACCCCGCTTCTCCATCACTTCAAGCGCTACGCCGGATCGCGTCGAGTAAACATAGTGCGCGGCTCGAATGCAGACCTGACTAGTGCATTTGACTCCAATCCGGGGCAGCAGCTGTCCATTAAGATTGATGCAGTTTCAGGACCTCCGAGCGCTGTCATGGTGATTGCGACCGGCGTCACCGCCACTGGATTTGCACATAGCTCTGCGCGGGTTTCAGGCGGGCGCACAGTGGTGTGTTCTATATTCCTTAGCGCCATAGGTGACATCTTGCCGGTTGCGTTGGCGCTCGGGCCAGGTTGGTGGACAATCGTTGCGCGCGGCTCACTGTCGCGCAATTCAAGCGGCTATGCGAACTCATTACTGGTCGAGGCCTATAGCACGCCATAAACAAAAACCCCGCCTAATAAGCGGGGGTTCTTTTAGTGCAAAGTAGGTGGTTTCGATAGTAGTTCCGGTTCTTCTCCTTCATGCGCAAGTTCGGCAATCATTACATAATGATCCGTATCCTTGCATGGCTCCATCTGGATATTGAATCCATGCCCCGCCAGTTCGCAGACTAGATCCGCGACCATGTCCGGAAACGGGAAGAATTTTAGTTTGATTCGTTGACTCATTTGATTGGCTTCCTTATTGGCTGGGTTCCAGTGCATTCATTGCAGTAAAGAATCCCTAGACTCTGAAAAAAGATCGCCCCGCTACCGCCGATCTCGTGACTGCATTCGCAAACTTTCTGCGAGAACTCTAAGTTCTTCTCGCATCTCGACCTGACCAGCAATCCACATTCCTTTCTCTGCTCCTGATTGATAAGGGCATTCATGCTTATTCTCCAGATACGCTACCTTGCCCTCAAGGTAAAACGGGTTGCTCAAAACTTTATGCTGCATAACTACTTCCCTAAAGCCTTCAATGCTGCGCTCAGTCTTGGCGTTTGTGTCGCCTCCTGAGCAGCCGCAATCAATTCCAATATTGCTGCACGATTGGCGGCATGTCTAACTTTGTTCTGTTCGCTATGGCACTTGATACAGGCCCTGTTCGGCAAGTAACGACGACCGGCGATCTCAGGATGCTTGGCGCACTCTTCGCCGTAGAAGGCTCTCATTTAGCTAACTCTCTTAGATCGACAGAGAGACAAAAATCATCTAATTCAAGCTTGGCCGAAATTACTTCGATTCCAGTCTTCATCCGCTCAATCTCCAACTTCAGCTGACGGACTTTGCGAAACTCCTTGTCGTACAGGGCCTGAAGTCTTTCAACTTCAGCCATATCATCATCAATGCCAGATTTCAGCCGAGTATTTTGATCGGTAAGCTGCACGATGGTGGCTTGCAGTTCGGCGAGTTCGGGCGGGGCGGTGTAGAGAGGGGATTCTTCATAGAATCCGTCAGGCAGCACAATCCACTTCTTACGGCTGAACAAGGGTTGATACTCATATCCGTCTTCGGATCGCTCTAGGTACATCCACGCGAAAGGCTGGCGCTCGACGACAGGGGCGGCGAACTCTACCAGCGTTGTGCTGCCTTCTTCCGGATACTCGGCGGTCGCCAGATGCAGACCATAGACCTCTTTCCCGTCATCGTCAGTTACGGTGCCTACCCACAGCAGCCCGTCTGAATGCTCGCCGAAGTTATCCCCGCCGTCTCCGCAGTGAAAGTTGATTGCGCCGATTGTTTCTCTGTCCAGCAGCATTGATGCCGGGACTAAAACCATTTTACTGCTCATTCGATTGCTCCCGATTCGGTGGGTTGGTGAAATAACGCGGCCTCGATTTCGGCCTGAACGTTTCCGGCCAGTGCGTAATCGCACAGATGGTCCTGTCGCCCTACCATTCGAATGGCTTGGAGCGCTCGACCAAGCAATGCAAGTTGGTCCGCATTCCGCTGCTCGGCGGCTGCCAGGCGCTCTTTGATTCTGCCGTTCTGGCGCATAAGCTTAAAGTGCTCTGACTCTGCGTTCAGCGGTAGTTCATGCTCCGAAGCAACATACGGCCGGCCAGCAAGAACAAGTTCGCAGCGCTTGCCTATCCAGCGTAAGCGACGGGTCACGGTGCGCGACTGGCCGCATGTCTTCTCGATGTGCTCCAGGGTTTCCCGCAGCGCAGCCAGTTCACGATCATGCTCGTCCGCGCGAACCATCAGCACTTCACATTCGTGCAGATTGCCGCCGATACACAACGCGGTTTCAATGACCGCATAACGCATTACTTTACTCATCACAAATCCTCCGATAGTCCGTTATGAAACAGGCGGCACGTCAGCGCCAGAAAGACGAGATAACTAGCAATCCACATCACGACTTGCACACCTTTTCAAAGTAGCCGTCTACGTTCGGCCACGTCTTCTCGGCGATCATCAAGCAGCGAAACGCCTGATCATCAAGGCCGTCATTATAGCTCATGCGGTTTGAGATAACGAAACCGGCCGACAGCAGAATTACGATTCCGATTGTTGTAATTGTTTTCATGATTAATCCTCCATATTCAATTCAGACTGCGACGGATCTTCCATGTCTACAGCATCAGAGTCGAATTTGCACTCCCATACGTGACTGTAGAGAGACGAATAGAGTTCGTAGCTGATGCCGCCAACGAGTAGGGCCCCACGCAGCATGCCGAAGATATGCTTGTACTCGCTGGTACGGGAACGCTGAAATTTGTCGTCTGCGTACGAGATGGCTTTATGTATGGTTTTTACGAATTCTGCTTGGTTGCCTGCGTGCATTAGGTACTGCTCCTGTTGGCTTGATCGAATTGTATTCCTTTGCTGGCGATTTGCGCAATCTATTTTTTGGTAAACTGTGGATATATTTTCAGATGGTGATGTCATGAAAACTTCGCAGGCCGGTATCGACCTAATCCACAGCTTTGAGACGCTGCGGCTGAAGGCTTATCCAGATCCAGGTAGCAAGGATGGGAAGCCGTGGACTGTCGGATGGGGATCGACCGGTATGGATATCGGATCAGGTACGGTTTGGACCAAGGAACAGGCTGATGCTCGTTTCGCTAAGGAGCTGGCCAAGGTTGAACTCGGCGTGTCTCAGGCTGTAACCGTACCGCTCACACAGGGTCAGTTCGATGCGCTGGTGTCGTTCGCTTACAACCTAGGGCTCGGAAGTCTTCGTAGCTCTACGCTGCTGAAGATGCTCAACGAAGGCTATTACTCGAACGCAGGGCTTCAGCTACTTCGCTGGGACAAGAACGACGGAAAGGTTATGCCTGGCCTGACTCGCCGCCGCAAAGCTGAACTGAAAATGTTCTCCGGAGAACACTAATGCCAATCTGGCTAACCGCGCTACCCTGGCGATTCCTCTCAGGGCTAGCGTGTGGCGCGTTCGTGGTTTTCCTTTGGCATGATGCGAGCGTGTCGAGAATCGAGCTTAAACAAGCTCAGGAGAAGGCGCAGGCTACACTAGAGCAGTCAATCGTTGTAACTCAAGCTGACGCAAAGGCCAGCAAGGAATTATCAGATGCAAAGGCTGTTACAGATGATCTTTCTAGGAGGCTTGCTGCTGGCTCTACAAGCCTGCGTGTCGGCGCCTCCTGTGTGCCAGTTGCCAGTGGTGCCGGCATGGCTTCTAGAACAACTGCCGTCCTCGACCGAGAGTCTGAATCTGCTTATCTCGCCCACCGAGAACTCATCCAGCGAAAAGATGCCCAAATAAAAGGTTTGCAGGGGATTATCCGTGGGCTTGCTGCCGGCTCAAATCAATAGACCTCCAAGGATTATGCCTTGGAGGAACTGGTTTATGCTTTTTAAACTCAACCTCGTAACCGCGAAGAGATAACCAGCTCGTGACGCATGTAGCGTCTCTCCATCCGAAGAAGGAGGCAACCTCCGTCTTGGTGCTATAAGGGGCCATCTCACGAATAACGTCAATTGCTGGAATTCCTGTTATGCGCGTGTACTCGCCAGCGGCGCTATTGTCCTTCGCCAGTTTTGCCGCTGATATATTTTTTCTTTCCTGGTCTGATTTCTTGGGATTGTATGCAAGATCAGGCGAGCGAACCCTGTGAGAAATGTAATTGCCTATATTCTCAACCGTTCGCTTAGACACTTCGAACTTCTTAGCGATAGCCTCATAGCTAGCGATTGAGTTAATTCTCTCAATCTCTTCTTTCTTCCAGTCGATTAGCTGACGAATCTGCTCTACATCTTCCTCAGTTAACTTGGAATTCGGATGGTTTTTCATGCTGCCTACCAAGTCTTATAGTGAACAATCTGCTGAATGCAAGTCTGTGACACGCCGAACTTTTCAGCCAATGCTCGATTTCCGGCAGTATCTCGAATGCGCTGAATCTCGGAATCCTTCCACTCATTAAGCTGGCGGATCATCTCAACATCTTCGTGGGTCAGCTTGGCGTTGCTGTTTACTCTGCGCATAAGGTTTCACTTTCTGTAACTTTGTGAATTGCCCCGTGGTTAGCGGGGCTTTGTTAGATCAAAATGGGATCTGGCTATCCAGATCGTCATCAAAGCCGGGAGATGCTTGGTTTGGCGCTGGACGAGATTGATGCTGAGGCGCAGGGCTAGCATTGCCGTCCTTCTTTCCGCCAACCAAGTCAATCGAGTTGACTCGAAGTGTTAGATATAGTTTGTCCTCGTGAGTGCGCGTGCCAAGCTCGCCAGAAACTGCAACCTGCTGACCCTTGACAAGGTAGTCAGCCAATTTTGATTCAGCTTGCCGGCCAAACAAGGCGCAGTCAATCCACAGCGTCTGCTCCTTCGTGCCGAAGCCTGACTTGACTCCAATGCTGAAATTTACTACTGCCGTATCGCCAGCCATGCCTTTACGGCAGTCTTTTCCCAAATTTCCAGTAAAATTACACGAGTTCATGCGTATTGTCCTTTTTCGTTTCTGGTGCGATTTTCGTTATTTTCAATCGCGTGAAGACTTGCGTGTTCTGATCTTGTCATAAGCTGTAGGTTTTCTAGGCGATTATCAGATCGGTCGTGATTGATGTGATGAACACACTCGTTTGCCATCAACCTCCTTCCTATAACTGCTTCAATCGCAACAATGTGAGCTGATCTCCCTTTATGTTCGCCGAATGTGTATTCGATATAGCCGTGAGACGTAACTCTGAATCCGCGACCTTTTCCTGCCTTTGCTTCAGATTGCTTGCGCCTTGTCTCTTCGCTAATAGGGGCACGCTTTAGGTCTGGATCTCTGCCTGCTGTGAACCGGCCTCGCTCAACAGAAATCTGAATTGATTTCTTCTTACCTCTTAACGCGCCAGCATCCCTGAGCCGTCTCCATGTTGTGGAGTAGGACATCCCTGCTATCCCGGCGATTTCAGTAACCATCATCCCTGTCTCGTATAGCCGTGCTATTTCATCGATGTGCATGTGTTATTTCTCTGTGAAAAAACACATGATAGCACGGCCTACCGATTAACTAGAGATAATTCATTGTGCCGCCTCTTGTGGAGTTTTGATTTTCGCGATCTGTTCGTCGGTCAATTTACCAGATTGCTGAACTTTTGCAATAATTTGCTCGGCTGTTGTTGGGCCTTTGAGAATTGCTGCGTGCCAGGCTGGTAGGTTGGTATTGAAGCGCTCAACAGGATACATAACCTCTTCCAGCGGAGAAATCACGTAGTCAATCCGCACGCCGCGCCGCTCAGTGATCTTGGTCGAATACGGCGCCGTAATATGGCTGATATGGGAAATCCGGATTCCGCCCAACTCCTTTCCAGCATAGACAACGGTCGGCTCGCCAAACAGGCGGACCTTTCGACCTATCCATTCCGAGAACTCAGACTCACCCCAACCTTCCGGGTTAGACAGACACTTGACCATACCCTTCGGCACCCAATACGGAGTCGCCTCGCGACCTTCAAAGATCATCAGCAGTCGCACGTTACCCTGATCAACCTTCCGGCCTAGCTTGGCAATCGTGAAGTCCTGAGAGCCCATTATGAAGTCCTCAAAGTTGAGCCTGTCACTTTTGATCTTGACAAACTCACGAATATTCATCTCTTCCATTTACATATCCTCCAGGCCGCTTAGGTCTAGCTCGTCGTCTAGATCGAGCGCGTAGTTAGGTATTTCAATTTCGTCGTCGCCATCCGAAGGATACGCAGGAAATTCATTGCGATCAATACAAATCGCTAATGTCGTCAACGCTTCCCGAAAAAGCGCATCACCTTTCTTGCGCGACTCTGGGCCGAGCTTCCAGCGATTGGAAGCATGGGGCTTCTGTTCCTCCACTGCACCGAAGTAGAATTCCTTCAAATCCTCGCCAGTAGCACAGCGGTAAACGAAGCGATAGAAAGCATCCTGCATGTGGTACATGTAGGTGTTGATCGACTGAGAGAACTTGTACATCCGTGCGTCTTGCGTTTTTTTAACGTCCAGGCATACGCCGCAATCTGTCAGCCAGTCAAACTTGCACTTGATGGTCAATCCAGTTTCTGGATCGACTGCAAAATACGCAACCTCTGCCTTGCCTGGAAGCTCGATAATCTCGAGCAGCTTCGGATTCCGGTACACGCCAGCAGTCATCCCCTTGACCGTCTCAGCCTCGCCCAAGGTAAGTACTTGCGCGGACGGATGATCCTTGCAAGCTTGCTTGTACAGCGTAGACGTGCGGGCGTCACACTCAACGATTCGATAGTCACGCTTGAACAGTTCAGGCTCTAGCGTGCTGCTGTGGAACGCTGAACCGATCTCCATGTTGCGGGTTGACTTCCACTTTCCACGAGCTGTGGCGTGCGCAGGAGAGCGCAGCACGGCAGTCAGGAAGCTGTTGCTGTAGCCTTCGCTGGAATGGTATGCGTCATTTTCGATTCCTTCGTGGCGGCCTACCGAGAACTTTTGGCGCTCTGGCTTTGCTGGAGATTCTTGTGGCGTGATCCATGATTCGATTGCAGTCATTTAGCTTGCTCCTGCTTGGCGATCCACTTGATGCAGTTCTTACAAGTCACTTCCGACTTGAATCGCGCTGAATTCCACTCGTCAGCATCGCGATCACCACGACCAACCCCGCAAGCCGAGTAGTGTTCATCGTCATTGCCGTCATGGTCGTACTCGATATGTGCGCTCCAGTGGATTTTCACTTCGTCGCCCTCGACCAGTAAACCGTCAGCTTCATGTATTTCTTCCGCTTAGCCTTCGTTATCCGATGCCCAAACTTATCAGCCTCGCCGATGATTGCTGTCCAGAGTGCGTCGCGGTAGGTCATTGCTCGATTACTCCCTTGCGAACAATAGTTCCTTCCTCGTCATCGTCAACCCATTCACCGTCAGACTTCAACAGCGCCGCGCAATCGGTGCAGATGTTGTGCAGATGATCATCGCTATCTACCATATAGGTCAGATGATCGGGGCAGAAGTATTTCTCGCAGCTAACCTCATCTTGCCCGTGCATACCGCCGCAAGCATAAGACAGGCCGCGATCAATCTCAATATCGCAGCCTGGATGATCGCAGGTAGCAGAATGCGCATAGCCGATCAGCCTTCCATTTGAGTCTGTGCCACAATGACTCCAGCTCATGCCGCCACCTTCATTTTCGATTGATAAACCGCCGCCTTCCGCGCCTTCTTAGCCTTCCGAAACGCCTTAAGCTTGTCAATCGCCCGCTGCCGATGATCGTCCGAGACTGGGCCGTATACCGAGCCGTCCAGGTTGTAGCGGCATGGCGTGCGAGCCAGAGCGCGATGGTAGTTCGGACTGGCAATCCACGAGTTCATTGCGGCTCGCTGGATTGATAGCGGGATATTCAGAATTCCAGCGCGTCGCATCTTGGCTAGTTGCAGCGTCGTGCCAATTGCTAGCGGCTTAGGCTGGTTACGGTTGAAAATCTTGGGGAATGCCTTTTGCAGTGCTTCGAGGCCGGCGGTTACTTTTTCTTTGTGGTTCATCAGAATGCGCGCTCCGTGAATGCTTCACCGCAGAACATGCAGAACTTGCCGAGTGCGTTGATCACTTTCTTCTGCTTGATGACCTTTCCTTTTGCCGTAGTCCGCGCACCAACCACTTCGCATTCCAGATACTGGAAGCCTGACGGGATAATCATGTAGCCGGATAGCGTTGCCTTTCCGTTTTCAATTTCTGGATAATGCGCTGCCGCCTTTGCTTCGAATTCTTTTCTGCAATCACACATCTTGTCGCCCTCCTATTCGTGTTCCTTCACTCTAGCCGCACACTTAATCGCCGTCAACAAAAAAGGCCAACTATTTCTAGCTGGCCTTTCTGTTCTCCGCAGAACCATTAAGCGGCTTTCGGCTTCCTGATCTCTTTCGGCACCTTGGACTGAAATCGCATGACGAGCTTCCGTAGGCGCTGCTCGAAGTCATCCTTGTCTTCCTCGTTCAGGTTCTCGATGACGACGATTGCGTCATGCCATAGGGCGCCGTTCATGTGGCCCGTGGACCGCAGCAGGACACCTTTAAGCTCGGGGTCTGCGATCTTTACTGGAGGCGTGGCAAGCAGTCGGCGCGCTTCCACAACCGCATCAACCATCTGCCGAACAGTATCAAACTCCAGCACCTTCAGCTCCAGCTTGAACGCAGCCCGGAACATCGATACGTATTGCTTAACCGCCCGAGGTGCTGTGCCTAGCGTCGATCCACCTCTAGGGCCGACCTGACTAGACCAGCCGTTTTCCTCGTACGCCGTCGCAATCCAAGGGTTGAATTTTTCCAGGTTATCAATCATGTCTTCCTTGACTAGCTTCATAAAACCAACCGCAACATTGTCCAGCTTGTCACCTTGGGCGGCAATTTCGCTGAAGACCATAGCCAGTTTGCTTTTTTGAGAAGTCATGTCAGTAGCCTCGATAGATAGTCCCTTACAGTAATCACAGACAGGGGGCGCCGGGGCCGGCGGTTGTTCCTGCCTGTATGTAAGGCTAGCTGGGGTCTGGACGGTGTCAAAGACGGATTGGTTATAAGCGACAGACGGTTTATGCGGAAGAAAGACTAATGGTTTTCCGGAGAACTATTATTTATTTATGGTATGCTTGCCATCCGAATGCAAAATGCTGACAAAGGGCTCAAAGATGCTGACGCTTGAAATGATCCGATCTCTCCTGCAAGACCGCCGCGTTCCTTTGGTGGCTGAGGCCACGGGGCTTCACTACAACACCATCCGCCAGATCCGCGACACACCAGAGGCAAACCCTACCTATAAGGTTGTTAAGGCCCTAAGCGATTACCTCGAGGGCAAATAATGGCCAATCCATGGTTTCGGATGTATTCCGAATTCGCCACAGACCCAAAGGTTCAGATGCTTTCTGAGGCCAGTCAGAGAAGGTACGTGATGCTTCTTTGTCTGCGTTGCAGTAACGACGATGTAACGTTACAAGAAACGGAGATAGCGTTTCAGCTAAGGATTAGCACAGAGGAATGGCTAGTCACGAAGACGGAATTGATGTCAAAAGGAATGATCGATGACTATTCAAGACCATGCGCATGGGATAAGCGCCAATACATCTCAGACTCAAGCACGTCAAGGGTTGCAGCCTACCGAGAGAGAAAGAAACAGGAAGGAAACGTTACAGTAACGCCACCAGATACAGATACAGATACAGATACAGATGATAAAAAGCCTTTGGTCAAGCAGGTGATCAAGACGGATTACTTCGACAGGTTCTGGACGTTGTACCCAAAAAAGAAGTCAAAGGCAGATGCTGAAAAGGCGTGGTCAAAGCTGAAGCTGAACGATGAGTTCTTCGCAGGCATCCTCGCTGCCCTGTCCGCTCAATGCTTGAGCCAAGACTGGACGAAAGAGAGCGGCAAGTACGTACCGCTAGCAGGAACCTGGATTCGCGGCAAGCGGTGGGAAGACGAAGTGTCACCAGCAGCACAACAAAAACACAATGGGTTCGCCCAAGCCGATTACACAGCAGGAGTAAATTTTGATGAGAGCGGAAATGTCATCCTCTAAAAAACCATTCAGCTTCGAACAATTCGCGGCTCAGTTCGTCCGTCGTGAATTCCATTGCGAAATTCACGGTGAAAGCGAACAAGCATCAAAGGACAGCGGAAAGACTTACGGAGAATGCGTCAAATGCGAATCTGAAGCCACCGCAAAGGCCGAGAAAGAAAAATTAGATGCAGAGGTAGCGGCAAAGGAATTGCGCGATCTACGCGAGCGCACAGAGGCTTGCATGATTCCGCGACGGTTCTCGGACAAGACCTTCGAAAACTATGCTAAGGACACGGAATCGAGGGGGCGCAATTTCCAGGCTTGCAAGGACTACGCGGATAATTTCAAAGACCACTTCCGAGCTGGTCGCTGCATGATCATGTCCGGCAGTGTTGGCACTGGAAAGACGCACCTTGCGATAGCAATTGCCAAGCAAGTGCTTGCCGATCTTGGCGCAACCGTCCGCTATACAACCGTCAGCAACCTGCTAGCCGAGATGAAAGCCACCTATGGTGGTGACTCCAAGCGCACTGATCAGCACGTCATGGACGAAATGACCGATCCGAACCTGCTCATTCTTGACGAGGTTGGCACGACCAAGCAATCCGAGTTCGAGATGTCAACCATCTTCAGCCTGATCAATACTCGCTATGAATGCATGTTCCCGACCATTGTTATCTCAAACCTTGGTCTTAGTCAGATTTCTGACGCTATTGGCGAGCGATGCTATGACCGGCTACGCGAGGATGGCGGGATCGGACTGATTTTCATGGGGGAGTCGAACAGGAAAAAGAAATAGATTGCCATTGGATCTTTCGGCCAATACCATTGGAAAATAATTACACGGAGCGGAACAATGAGAGATCCTTTTAGTCTTGAGGCAGAACAGAGCGTCTTGGGGGCCATGATGATGGCTCCTGAGATGATCGACCTGCTGGCAGCAGACCTTGAGGCGAAGGACTTCTACTGGCAGGACAATGCCGATGTTTTTACCGCAATCATCGAACTCAACTCGCTTAACCGCAAGATTGACTTTCTGACTGTTGGCGAGCACATCGGTACGCTGGAGAGCGGTGAGCCTGCATTTGCCTACACTGCGCAGATTCAGAACGGTACGCCTAGCGTTGCCAACTCGGAGCAATACTCTCGTATCGTCCGTGAGCGCTCTCTTGATCGCTGCCTGATCGCCGCTGCGCAAGAGATTCATCAGATCGCGCACAGCACAATGGATACTCCGGACAAGATTGCAGCGGCGCAGTCTGAGATTCTGGCTATAGATGGTGAGTCTGCTACGGCCGAAACCGTGGATGCGTTCGATGTTCTTGTTGAGCACATGGATCTCCTTGAAAAGCGCATGAGCCAGGGCAATTCGATCTCCGGAATTCGAACCGGCCTTCAAGAGTTTGATGAGCACACTGGTGGATTGCAGCCAGAACAGCTTGTGATCATCGCAGGACGCCCAAAGATGGGAAAGACGACTCTAGCTATGGATATCGTCAGAAACGCTGCTATACGAGAAAAGAAGGAGGTTTTGGTAATAAGTCTAGAAATGAGCAATCGCCAGCTTATGGATCGACTCATTGCTGCCGAAGGCGAGATCCCGCTGGATGCCATGAAGGACGGATCGGCATGCAGCGATCACACAACAGGTCTAACGCTTGCAGCGGCCAGAATCAAAGATGCACGCATGACGCTTTCTGATCGGCCAGGTCTGACCATGCGTCGTATTAGGTCGATGTGTCGTCGACACAAACGCAAGCACGGACTCGACATGGTGATGATTGATCACCTTGGCCTGCTCGACTCAGACGATCCTAAAGCTAACCAAGTGGCAAAGGTTACGGAGATCTCCCGTCAAGCTAAGTTGTTGGCTAAAGAGATGAAAATCCCTGTGATCCTGCTGTCTCAGCTAAACCGCGCCCTTGAACAGCGACCGAACAAGAGACCAGTCCCGTCAGACCTTCGTGACTCCGGATCTATTGAGCAGGATTGTGATATGGCGATCTTTGTCTACCGCGACGAGGTCTACAACCCAGATAGCGACCGCAAGGGGATTGCAGAGATCATCCTTTCCATATCTCGCGAGAGTGAGGCGAAGACTTTCTACGCAATGTTCCAGGGTCGATACGCACGGTTCGCACCACTTGAGGCTGGAGCATACATTCCTGAAGAAAAGGACACACCGAGGCAAACAGAAAAAGTTCGCGGTATGACCTTCTAATGGAGACCCAAGATGACTTCATATGCGGAACATGCTTCGTCACACAACTTGGCGATCCTGTCAATTGCCGAGATCGAAGCCATAGAGAGCCACAAAGCGGACTGTCTCCAGAGATGGAAGCTAGCTCGGGACCATGCCAGCGCGATCTATTTGGGGTTGAAGTCGAATCGCGGTAGAGTCTGGGCTGAGCGCGAGTTGAAGGCTAAGCCTGACATCGAAGCTGAAACCCGGCGCCAATTGAACTTATTGCTTAAGGTGAAGAAATGATCGAAAGACAACAGGCAATCGTTTACTATTCGACGACTAAAGGTAAGCGATTCATGACGAAGGCCGGCGCGATCAACGCTGAGGCTCGCGCAATCATCAAAAAACACATACCTGATGAGCCAGGCGGCGGCTGGTACGGCGGCGGTGATTCGATGGATTACGATCCTGGCTGGAGCCTTGAGATTGATCAGCCGGAGCGATATGCGCGTTACTTCGAGAAGCTTAAGCGCGCACTCAGGAATCGATTCAATGCTTGAGATAACCGTCCCCTATCCGCCAAAAGAGCTAAACCCTAACACCAAACTACATTGGGCCGCAAAGATGGGCTACATCAAAATGTATCGCGGCACCTGCAAGGCCATAGCAGGCGAATCTAGCCACGTTATCCCTGATGGCGACCTCGTGCTAGACCTTGAGTTCTTTCCGCCTGACAATCGACGTAGAGACGACGACAACATGATCTCCAGCTTCAAGGCAGGTAGAGATGGTATAGCCGAAGCGCTGGAGCTTGACGATGTGCGGTTTCAGCTTAGGGTGCGTACTCGCGACAAATTCCAAGGAGGAAAGGTCGTGGTGAAAATCTATGAGGACATCGAATGAAATTCATCATATGCGGCGGACGTGATTACGCAGACCGAGACCGACTCAATCAGGTACTCGACGGCGTACACAAGAAATGCACCATTCACGCGATCATTGAAGGTGGCGCTAATGGCGCTGATCGAATGGCTCGCGAATGGGCGCTAGAGAAAGGCGTGCAGGTGTTTACGGCGATTGCTAACTGGAAGCTGTACGGGAATGGCGCAGGACCGAAACGAAACGCTGCCATGCTCGCTCTGGAGCCGGATGGGGTTATTGCGTTTCCTGGTGGCAGTGGTACGCGAGACATGACGCGCATTGCCGAACTTTCCGACGTAAAAGTCATGCACATTCTCTTCTGAATAAAGCTTGACTCCAACCCCGCACCACCGTAAATTGTTTTCCAGAGAACAGTTAAATAAGGGGAATGTGATGGGAGATTTTCAGAGCGACGAGATTATTTTTTCAAGGAAACGGCATAAGTGCTGCGAGTGTTCTGGCGTAATTGAGAAGGGTCGTCAGTACAAGCGGTACTTCGGCGCATGGGATGGAGATTTTTCGTCCTACAAAATGTGCATGCCCTGCGCTAATACTTTCGAATGGCTTGATGCGTCACTGCGAGAAGGCGAATTCGGGATATTGCAAGATGAAGGAATCTGCTTTACTCAGCTTCAGGACGAGCTAGCCAATTGGTGCCACGATTCAAAAAACCAAGACGAAGAAGCATGCGCACGATTGCAAGCCATGAAAGATCGACGCGAATTTGCTAAGGATACCAAATGACCCTAACCGACCTAATCCCCCTCCTAATCGCCGTCTACGAGAAACACGGGGACTTACCATTGGCTACAGGCTTCGACGACCACAAGCCTATTGTGGGTGCGCTGGTGTCGGAGTTTGAAGCTACGTCAGAGATTGGCAAGAAAGGCGAGAAGTTTGTGGATTTTTACTGAGGAATAACGCATGAGCCGCGAAACGATGCCGATCATGAGCAGCAAGCATCTTAAGAGTATGCCTATGGTGATGCTCGACGAAAGACAGGCTATGAGAAATCACGGGCAATCACTGAAGCGACTAGCTGAGCGAGGTGGTATCTGTCCAGCCGAGGCACTTGCAATCATGGATGGGCTTAAGTGGGGCGCCGTCAAAGTCTGCGAAGAGAATGACGTCTTGCTCTCTCGGCGGGTTAAGCGATTTGAGGATGAGCAACAATGAGCATCGTTACCTTCGATCTTGTAGGCGCCATCCACGGTCGTGAATACACAGAGCGTGGCGAGTACGTTGCGGCTGATGACTACCGCGCGGCGATATCCGCCCTCATCGCCATAACCAACTCCGGCCCCGACGCAATACCGATCAAGGAGGCGTTTGAGATGGCGCATAGGGCGATTGAGCGGGCTATGGGAGGTGACGTGTGAGTAAGCGCGACGATATAAAAATGAAGACGCTGGATCGAATCGTGCAAGGCTGGAATACTGCTAACGTAAACGCCAAGGATTTGCTTGATCTGATTTGCGAGAACGAATACCTTGAGCGCCGAAATGATGAGCTTATCGCTTCGAAACCAGAGATGCTTGCTGCGCTACAGGCTTTGCTTGAAGAGGCAGAAGGTCTGATTTGCGCATATCACGGCGCCTATGGAAGTACACCGGATGATGATTGCGTGATCAATGAGATTAAAGCTCTTGAATACGCACGGCTAGCAATAGCAAAAGCAACGAAAAATCAATAACTTGATTGATAAAACTAATCGATAAGTCGCCTTTCATAGGTAAATAATATGAAATCAGTTAGAGAGCAGTTTGAAGAGATTTGGCCTGTGCCTGCAACCATTGAATGGTCTAGCATCATTGGGGCGTACAAGCCTTTACGATGCACTATGGAGGCGCTTGAGACGGCGCTTATCTATGACGCCCGCCTCGACACCTTCACCCGCTGCCAGGAGACGATGTTCAGCAAGGAAGAGTTGAATCTGTTCCGGCAATGGTTCAACGCGGTGGAAGACTTAAGTCCTGCATACCTTGAGAAGTCTGACTGCGATCTGTATAGGAAAGTCATGGAGGCACTGAAATGAACGCACTACCCGGACAGATGGAATTGGCGACCGTGATTGATCATCGCCCTATGACCGTTCTGCGCGGAGAGTGCAAAACCGCGTGCATCCCATCGCATCTGCTTGCTAGTGACACCCACACTCCACCAGGAATCCGCCTAGCCAAGATGCTGAGTCGTTATGAGGATTCTCCTAGTTCGCAGCTTTGGAGTGAGATACAGAGTCTTGCGCGGGAGATCTTGAGGTGAGCGAACATTCAGACGCTTACAACGCACTGCCATACGAACAACGCGTAATGCTCAACGCCTTGATGATTGAGGCGGAAATCAGATTCGTTGAGCTTGAAAAGAAACGAATCGTCAGTGAGTCACGGAAAGCAATCACCGAACACAACAATCGGCTATTTCGAATGCGAAAACAGCTTGAAGAAATCACAAAATAATCCTTGCAAAATCACCAAAAGGCTCCTAATGTGAGCCTTTCTTTTTGGATTATTTTTGGAGGGGTTTAAAATGAGCATGATTTGCGGAAACTGCAATACGATTGGAATTCACTGGGTTGGCCCATATGGAAATCTTATAGGCACAAAATGTCCGAATTGCGGCGGTGAGAATTGCCAGCGACAGGACGAGCCAGAAGAAGACGAGCCATTGCTTAGGTGTGGCTGTGGAGAATTTGGCGAGGCTAACTATTTCGCTGATGACGAGCCTAGATTCGTTTGTGGCGGCAGATGGTGCATGCCATGACCATCTCAACCACAACCCTAAAAAACGCAGCCCGAGCGATTGAGCATGACCTGTGGACTGACTCGGATGGCGCGAACTACCTGGTTAAGGATGGGGCTATTCTTCGGCGGTGGGAGCCTGAGACGTCGAGCGCTGATTCGTTTGAGCTTGCCGTAAAGCTCAGTATTGCTCTATATCAGTGGGATTCTGGTGGTGGATGTTCAGCCTCGCATATTGAGCAGGGAGTTTTCGAAGAGGTTTACTGTGGCCGTCATGAGGATAGTGTTTATTGCGAGCTAGCCGCAAGTAGATTGGCAGTTCTCCGAGCCGCATCTGCAATCGGTGAATCCCTATGATCGCCTTGACATGGTTCACGCTTGTCTATGTAATGCCTGCCGTTAAGGTGAAAATTAGTTATTGGAGGGGTGTATGAGCGTCAGAGATTTGATCGAAGCGTCTAGAAATCCAGACATGATTGATCGGATTAGGCAAAAAATGGGAATGAAGCCGCTATATCGCAATGATGCTGGAGAACTACCTATAAGCCGAGAGATAGTAAGCGGCGATGACAAAGCAAAGAAATGGCTTGTTAAGTACGATTTTCGCATTACTGGCGGATACGAGACGCATCACGTATGGGAGGACATGTAATGATGAGATCCTTTGATCTTGTGGGCACCATCCACGGCAGGGAATATAGCGACTATGGTAAATACGTAACAGCAGATGATTATTACGATCTACAGCTATACAGCGAGGCCGTGGCTAGGTTGAAGCTTGGCATGGAGACAGATCTAGAAAATCTCAAGAATGAAAACGAATCTCTGCGCGCCGATGCTGAGCGGTATCGGTGGCTGCGAGGCGCGAAACACTTTGATTCGCCACAGCATCGAGCGTTCTGCGAGTTTTATGCGGACGGACTTGATTTAGCCATCGACGCCGCTATCAGTTCTCTGGAGAACCATTAATGCCCACTCTGAGCCTCTACGGACTCACTCTAGAGGCCGATATCACCTACGCCGAGTCAGAGCCATCAACGCAGTACAAAAGCGGCTACAGCGAGCTTGAGTGGGCTCTACTCGAAGGCACAGACGAAATAGGCGAAACAATTCATCGAAAAGAGCTTGACTTAATATCAATCCAGTTCCAAAGTGACATCGAACGCGCTATTTGGGCGCAGATAGGGAGATAGGGAAATGGCTAAGCCGGAGTGGGAAAATGCGCCAGAATGGGCCAACTACATCGCGCAAGACGGTGATGGCACATGGTGCATGTACGAAGAAATTCCGCACAGAATTAAGACAGGCTGGATTCAGGATCACGATACGGAATGCCAAGACGGCGATACTGACGAGCCAAATGAAAACTGGTTGCAAACACTGGAGCAACGACCATGAGCATTACAGTTACCGAAGCACGTCTCGCACTCGAAGCAGCGCACGTCGCTTTCATTTGCGCAGACATCGAACACCCGACCGCCACCAGCCTCGCAAAAGAAGCGCTTACGAACGCTCGCCACGAATACTGGAATGCCTGCGCCGAATTCTGCACCAAGCTAGAATTCGCCACCGATCTGGCTGAGGTGCATGAATCGCTGGTTGCTCAGGGGCTTTGGACATGAGCGAGTTGCAGCCTGGGATGTTGGCGTTGATCGTAGGCTCCCGTTACGACGGCACTCAGATCAATATAGGCAAGATGGTTGAGGTAATATCCATTGAGCCAGACAACCAAGCGTTGGTTAAAGGCGACTCAATCACGGATCAGTACGGCAGCACGGTAGATCAGGCTCTCTGCTTGAAGACTCATCTCCTACCGATTAAGCCTGAATGTGATCCGCTCGACGTAACCCATAAGGAAGAACTGCATGCATGAAGTTATCAAGGAGATGATTAGCCATGGTTGGACCTATCCAATCATCGCGCTAAGGACGGGCATCTCGGAAAACCGTCTGCGTGACTGCAATCTAGGCGTACGCGAAGAACGCAAGCTTTACGAAATCGCGACAAACGAAGCAAAGATTGACATCGACTCATTGGGGGCAGACGAAGAATGAAATCCACCGAATTCCTACAAGCAGCAATCGACGTTCAGGCTGAGCGCGGCAAGCAATACGACAAGCCGACTGGCGAGAGGTCTATGGCTGCTACCGTGAGTGCGTTCAACTGCATCACTGGCAGCATGCTGGAAGAGTCGGACGGCTGGATGTTCCTAGGACTCCTGAAGCTCGTCAGGCAGTCGCAAAACCCTGAGCAATACCATCATGACTCAGCGCTTGACTTCGTGGCGTATGCGTCGCTGTACGCTGAATCAGCTAGTGAGCAGTGTGGCCAATTGGAAGCCACACAAGAAGAGCCTTCACATATTATTTCGGATATTCCTATCGATCTTAGCGAGTGGCAAGAGTGGAAGAAGGGCGATATCGTCGAGTCAATGGAGGGTGGTGACGGCATTACTAACGGGGATAGCTATATCCTGACCGCTGACCCTGAGCAAGAAAGTGGCGATATCCGATTCTACGATGATGAGGGTTGCGCAAGAATCCGCGACGCCGACAAATACCGCTTCGTATTCCGCCCAGCAAGGACCGCAAAATGACCGAATACAACGAAAGCCGCGTAAAGGAAGCGATTGATTCTGGATGGACTAACGCGATGATGGCCGAACAGCTAGGCGTCTCGGAAAGGACTATGCGGCGGTGGAAGGCTAAGTTGGCAAGCGTTGGATATGCGCCTGAGGCCGACATGACCCGCCAATGTCCAGATGGCTTTCGCGTAAAAGGCGTATCTAGCCTGTACAACAAGGAAGGCGTCCTATCGGCTCAATGGGTGAAGACGACGACGGATGATGATCGCCGCCTTGCCTTGCTAATGGAAACCGTCTCAACCCTAAAGGAAGAGATCCCGGCGGTTCGCGCAGTCGTCCCGCCAGTGGCAAAGAACGCCAACCTGCTCAACGTCTACACGATTTCCGACTACCACTTCGGCATGCTCGCCTGGAAGCCGGAGACTGGCGACGACTGGGATACCGACATTGCCGAGCAGATGCTTATCAACTGGTTTGCTCAGTCGATCTATCAGGCTCCTGACGCAGACTCGTGCGTATTCGCTCAGCTTGGCGATTTCATGCACTTTGACGGCCTAGAGAGCATCACGCCGAGCAGCGGGCACAACCTTGATGCAGACACCCGCTTCAGTCGTCTTGTGCGCGTAGTGATCCGTACAGTGGCTCGCATCGTGGACATGCTGCTGGCGAAATACCCTCGCGTTTATATTTTAATGGCGGAGGGTAATCACGACCTAGCGTCGTCTGTATGGCTTCGTGAACTGTTCGCCGCACGCTACATGGATGAGCCGCGTATCACTGTTGAGACGCGCCCAGATCCGTACTACTGCTATGAACACGGCCTAACCAGCCTGTTCTGGCACCACTCTCACAAGCACCGGATGGCTGGCATCGATTCTGTATTCGTCGCCAAGTTCCGCGAAGTGTTTGGGCGTACACGCTTTTCGTACGCACACACGGGCCACCTGCACCATCGGGATCTGAAGGAAACAAGCCTGATGATCGTTGAGCAGCATCGCACCCTGGCCGGCGCAGACGCATACGCGAGCCGTGGTGGCTGGATGAGTGGCCGCAGCTCTACGGTTATTACGTATCACAAGCAGTATGGCGAGGTTAGCCGCATTACCGTATCGCCTGAGATGCTGCATTAATTACATTTAGGGATTGACCGCGCTAACCACGCGGTCTAACATCTGGATTCGATTGATTGGAGGTGGTTATGGTTCTTTGGATTCTGAGTGCGATCATCAATTCGGCAGCAGTCATCATGTCGATTGAACTGAATTCGTTTGACTGGTTATCGTATTGCAATCTTGGCTTCGTTGCGCTTTCATTCTTCTACATTGGAGAAAAGGCATGATCAACGTAGTCACAAAATGGAAATCCGGCCCACCAGAAACCTTCCAAGCCGGCCAATTCCTACTCTACGAATCCGGCGCGTATGAGCTTGTTGGGAGTCGCACGGCTATGAGTACGACACAGAAGATCGTGAAGCATACGGTGTTAATTGAGATGCATGAGCTGGAGTGGTTGCAGTCGATGGGTGTTGAGCGGAGTTTGGGGGTAGTGAAATGACATCAGTAATCGTGTTGTATTTGATGCTTGGACTGCTTAGCTACTGGCCGACCCTATATTTCTGGAAGTCATACGACGAATCAGAAGGTATCCGCTGGTATCACTGGGGCATGGCATGGGCTATGTGGTGTGTGTGCTGGCCAGTTCGTATTGCGCAAGACGCTTGGTATTGGTGGAGAGCCAAGAAATGAGCCAATTCACTAAGGTGGCTGCGATCATTCAGAGCTGCAACACTGAGGCTCAATTGAAGGTCGCGGAGAAGGTTGTTGCGCTATTCATGGCTAAGACAAACAGAGAATTAATGCATGGCAAGATATCGCTAAGCAGAGCGTATGAGCAGCTAAGTGACTACGGAGTTCTGCTTGCGTACCACGGTGACAGGCTTATCGACATCATTGGCGCACCTCAGCGCTGGAAGATTGGAGTAAGACCATGACCACAATCAACGACCTAGACCAAATCAACACAATGGCGATGATGACCATGTGCGAGCTTGGGTATGCGCGGTATGAGCGTTACCTTGCTAGCTTGGAGCTGAATGATGATGCAGGGGATAAGCTGCGAAAGTTCGTTCATGACTGGGTTGAGCGCGAACACGAGCTAGAATTGCGAATTCGTGTAGCAGCAAAGTACAAAACTGTGCAATAATGCAAACCAAGCGATGACTCCCCTCCCATCGTGAGTTGCACCTTGATACGCGCTGTGAACCGTCCAGTGCGTATTTTTTTGCCTGTGATATGCATTAAATGGCAGTTTTCGCGTAAATCAGCCAGAATATTAGCGTTTTAGTGCATGTGATATCATTATGCAATCCGGCGACAATGCCAGCGCAGGACCTGAAATCCTGTTAGCTTCCGGATCGGATTGGGAGATGATACCAGGCCGAAAGAAGTACCAGCCCAGCCTTAAAGAAGCTGGGCTTTTTATTGACAGCAAAAAAGTGATATCACTAAGCCATGGAACCACAACTGATACAATTGGCTCAAATGGATTACCATTCCTTAATTCAGACCCCATCACATGAAGAAGCCCATGAGCGATCCTACTGGCGACCCAACCGTACTAGCGCAACTATGGGAATCAATACCTGAGCCTATCAAGGCTGCAATAATGAACGTAGCGCTTAGCACTGTGATGGCTTTTCGGTCTGGTCAGCGCACATTCTGGACGGCGTTTCTAGAGGTTACTGGTGGCGGATTGATTACGTTCGTTGCTGGCTCAGCAATTGAGGCATTCGGCCTATCAAACGGATGGTGCTACACAATTGCCGGCGCCGTCGCAGTCTTCGGCATCGACCAGGTTAAAGCTTTCGCGTCTAAGTTCGCTGAAAAGAAGATCGACGAATAAGCTACAATGGCTTCCTTAATGGAGGCTTTTTAATGGCTAATAGACCAATCGTGCACACAGGGGATAAGACCTCGACAGTCGGGCGCTCAAGAATGTTTGAGACGCCTGATGATTTGATGTCCGCGTGCGAAGAATACCTAGCCTGGAACTGCGCAAACCCTCTATTTGAGGAGAAACCGTTCATGTTCCAAGGCCAAATCATCATGGCCGAAATTCCTAAGCCGCGCGCTCCTTCCATCGTTGCCCTTTGCACTCATCTTGGCATCCACCGCCATACGTGGCAGAACTACCGCATCAGCGAAGAGTTCGACCTTGTTTGCGAAGAGGTTGAGGCTCGTATGCGCACCTACAAGTTCGAGCGCGCAGTTGCTGGACTGATGAACTCGACACTCATTGCCCGCGATCTTGGCCTTGTTGACAAGCAAGAGGTTAAGCATTCCAGCGACGGCACCATGACTCCTACACGTATCGAGCTAGTAGCAGGCAAGGAATGAGTACGGCGCAAATCCGGCTGCCTCCTAAGATGCTGGAGGTGTTCACGCATCCTCGCGGGTCTGTTCGCTATCGTGGCGCAAGAGGTGGCCGAGGGTCTGGGAAATCATTCTCATTTGCCAAGATGGCCGCTATTTGGGGTGTCATCGAACCACTGCGCATCCTCTGTACTCGCGAACTCCAGGCATCGATCAAAGAGTCATTCCACGCCGAACTAAAGAACGCCATCGCATCCGAGCCGTGGCTTGAGGCTGCGTATGACGTTGGCGTTGACTACCTGCGCGGAAAGAACGGGACAGAGTTCTTATTCAAAGGATTGCGTCACAACATTGGCTCTATTAAGTCATTGGCTCAGATAGATCTATGCATAGTTGAAGAGGCAGAGGATGTCCCCGAGGCTTCGTGGCAAGCCCTAGAGCCAACTATCCGAGCGCCAGGCTCCGAAATATGGGTAGTGTGGAACCCGCGCCTTGACGGAAGCCCTGTAGACCACCGCTTCGTAAAGAATACGCCGCCACGATCCTGCATCGTGGAAATGAGCTATTCCGACAATCCGTGGTTTCCTCTTGAGCTTGAAGAGCAGCGCCTGCATGCGCTCAAGACGATGGATAGCGCGACCTATGCGCACATATGGGAAGGCGATTACCTTAGCCGCACTGATGCTCAAGTGTTCGCTGGCAAGTCACGCATTGCCGACTTCGAGCCGCAGCCTGACTGGGATGGCCCATATAACGGCCTCGACTTCGGGTTTGCGCAAGACCCAACGGCAGCCGTCAAGTGCTGGATCTATGACGACAGGCTTTACATTGAGCATGAGGCTGGACGCATCGGCCTGGAGCTTGACGATACAGCGGCATACGTCAATGAGCGTGTTCCTGGGTTCGCTGAGCATGCCGTCCGTGCCGACTGTGCGCGGCCAGAGTCTATTAGCTACCTGAAGCGCCATGGGATGCCCCGCATCGAAGGCGTGACCAAGGGCAAAGGCAGCGTAGAAGATGGCGTAGAGCACATCAAGAGCTATCAGGAGGTGGTAATCCACACCCGCTGCGTCAAAGTGCAGGAAGAGTTCAGGAAATACGGGTACAAGGTTGACAGGCTATCCGGCGACATCCTGCCGGTGATCGTTGACGCCTGGAACCACTACATTGACGCCATCCGTTACGCGCTTGAGCCTGTAATGAAGCTGAAGAACTCGGGCGGCATCCTTTTGCCAAAACGCTTACGCCGGTAACTGTTCTCCGGAAAACAGTTGACGATGAGCTGATTGCGCTGGTACATTCGGCTCACACAAATGGAGGCGGGAAAATGGCAATTCGAGAAATCAGCTTTTTGGCATACGAATCGAAATCTGTCGGCGGCTATGAGCGCGACAGAAATCAACGCAATCTGATCACGGTAGAAGCTACGGTAGATACTGATCATGTTGTCGCTGAGTTATCTGTTGCGGAGATTCTTGATCATGCCGATAAGGATCTCTTCCTTGATGCGATTGGCGAGGAATACATTAAGCACTACTTCGACCTGGTGAACGCATAATGGCAACCCAAAAAGAAACAGAATTACTCAGCGAGATCACGAGTCTTGCGCTGGGGGTTAATGAGGCTGGCGAGGTAGATGCACGGGTAGAGGTTTCGTCGGCGTCAGTTCAGATGCGCATGTCTGCGCAACCATATAACGCTGAGAACGCATGGGTCTACTATCCAGACCGCGCCGCCTACTTCTCAAACGACGTATTCACCGAAGAAAACTTCGAGTACGTCGCCGGAACATACATCGCAGAACTGAAGAAGCATCACCCACAATACGACGCGGACGGGGTTAGGTTATGAGTATTCAATGGCTTCACGATTCTACGCACTACCACGAGGAAAGTCGCTGCTTCTACAAGATCGTTAAGGGGGTATGGATGCATGTATTCGATGATGGATTTTCGTCTAAGTCCAAGTCGCTCTATGATGGTGACGCCAGCCCGTATGACCTTATCGTTCGCCCGCAAACTGCCCAATGGTCAGGCCCGCAAGATGGGTTGCCGCCAGTTGGAATGCGCGTAATGGTTCACGAATGCACGCACGACTACACCAAGAAATTTAACGGGCAGACCGTTCGCATTGTTGCGCACGATGAAGGGCAGTATGCAGTATTCGCCGCCGACCACTTTATATATCACGCACTCGTAGCGGAGAAATTCAAGCTGCCGCCTACTGCACAACAACTAGCCGCCGAACAACGCGAAACCGCAATTCGCGAGATCATGGATGTAGCGGGGATTGATTGCCTGGTTACTGCGACTCGGCTGGTTGATGCTGGGTTTAAGCGGTAATATTCAGAAGTAAAACAAAAGGCCCTCTAAACAAGGGCCTTTTCATTTGTCAAGTTTATCCTGTGAGCTTGGCTAGATTCTTAGCCTTGTTCTTATTGGCCCTCTCCATTAGAGCATTTGACAGCGGCTTGCCATCATCGCCTACAAGTACGGCAATCGTACTGCACTTACAATTACAGGCGTTCTTCGCGTAAGACCACCACTCTCTTTGTTCTTGAATCGTATGAAGCGTACCGTGCCTCTGTGCGTGCCAGATTCTCGTGCTAGGGCTGAATGCACTGATATGCATTTGAAGTGTTTTAATCCCAAGATCCACACTTGCCGCCTCGTCCTCATCCATCCTTGCACGCCTAAGAGCCCCTGGCACCTCAGTGCGGGCCACGAGATTCGCTCGGTTCTTGCTCAGCGCTGTAGCGTCCTGCAAGTCCTGACTGATGACCCTTGGGTTCTTGCCGAGGGCCATGCCTTCGCTGAGAGTGCGCCGCATGACGTCAGTGGTCCTATTTGACAGGTTTTTCATCTCCTCAAACTCTCTGGCGCGCAATAGTCCGATACGCTTTTGGTATGGCGGACTAGTCAGGATGTAATCAAGCGAAGGCTTTGCGCGTGCATATGCTTCACTCTGAATAGTCAGATTTGCATGGCTCTGTGCTGTACCCTGGATCGCTGCCGGAATAACATACGAATTTAGAAACCACAAGTTTTGCTCGCCACCCTGCAATAAAATCGCTTCAATCATGTCCTGAATCTCTTGGCTCATGTTAGCCAGAATCTCGGGGGATAGATTGAAGTCGTAACGGCTTGCGTTAATTTCGAGCTTTGCAGCGTTGATCGTGACGACCGTATACGACTGGCGATTAAGGATTTCCAGCATGTTCCGGTAGATCAGGTTCATGCGTTTGGCGAAGTCGTTAATGGCGCCCCTCTCTTTTGAGTCTGCGCCTGTGGGGTCTTGCTCGTTTCTTGGAATGATGGCCTGAGCAACCATAAAAACCTCTAATTAAGAAAGGCCCATTTAGGGCCTTTGATTATTGCACGGTTGCCGGTGGAATATTGGGATCGGCAGGAGGGTTCACATCAGGCAGTGGCGCAAGAGCCTCCGTGTTTTCATGCCCTGCCTGAGTTCTGATTTCCTCAGGACTGAACACCTCAACCCCTGACGCCAAAGATTTTTGGTTGATGTCTGCCATGACGACGGCGTTAGCAAGGCGCTCAGAGTCGGTGGATTCGGTAAGGTCTGTCCACATCACCTCATAATCCTCCTTAAGCTGGATGACACCATGATCCATCAGCCAATCAACTACCCTGCGAACATCTGGTGACACGTCATTAATGCGGTATGCCTGGCCGCGACGGTTGAACGCCTTCACGTCCTCACTAGAGGCGAGCGTGCCAGTCTGCCGACCGGTGATAATGGTTGACGGAATGCGCATCCCTGCCGCAGTCTCTTGAAGGTTTACTTCAAATGGAGCAGTAGGATCTGGAACGGTAGAGCTAAGCGGCGTAACGGTGCCGCCTTGGGTGATGATGGTTGTGTCGATGCCACGGTTAACATCGCGGGTAACTTCGTCATACAGCGATTGTAGTTCAGACACTGGAACGCCGTGGGCGCGGGCGATGGCGTCAATTTGGGTCTCCTTATCAAACCCGATATGAAGCGCACGAGCAGCAGCCTTGATATACGACTCGCCAGAACCTCCAGTTACCTTGGATAGCGAGATAAGCGCATTCAGCGATGACGAGAACAGCGACTCAGGCTCAGTGATTGAACCAAAGATAATGATGCGGCTAGGGTGAATCTCAACCAGTCGCGGCGAATCACCTACAGCCTCGCTATGCTCGCGATAGGTGTACATCAGCGGCTCGCCATAAGTCGGGCTGGTGATGTTTGTGTCCCACGTGATGACCTCAAGCGAGCCACGCCAAGCCGGAATGAACTTAACAATGGCGGCAGCGCTTACCTTGTCAAGCTTCTGATTCCATTGCTTGGAGTCCTTTACCTGAATGATCATGCCGGCATAACCGCCAACCATTCTGCGCTTGTCGGTTTCTTTGATTGCGCAGAAAAGGTTCTTCTTCTTGAATAGCCGCTTTACTTCGCGCTCCCACTGAGTCTCGTCGCGAGTCTCGTCGTATTCGTCCTCACCTTCGATCAGCCAAGGGTTGTCTTGCCAAACCTTGTCCAGTAGCTGCATGAGCGCACCACTACCGACGCCATGCCGCTTGTATACGCGGTAGAACTCGTCGAAGCCTGGATTCTCAGGGAAGCCGCACTCGATGTCGCTGCGTGGTCGCTTCGTATCGAGAGGGCCGCCACCAAATGCAAAGTTCTGGCGTGCAGCAGAAAGCAGCCGATCCTCAATGCAGGCATTCAGCGCCATATCTAGTGCAGGCGTGCGTTTCACAGTCATAAAATAGGGCCTCGTAAATTATCCATATGATATCACTTGCGCTTTGTCGGCGATCAGGCTAAGGTTTGCGTACTTTAAATGGAGGGTTTGAGATGAGTTCATTGGTAAGCGTTCTGGCTAAAGAGATGGATGTATGGCCAGATGATCAAGCGTATTTCACTTGCGATCCGAGTGGAGAGATCCGTGCGAGTCTTGATATTCAGTACGATTTTCACCCGAAAGAGAGCGTGAACGAATCCGAGCGGACTGCTGACTGCGCCGGTATTGGCGACGACCTGCCGCGAGTAACCCGCGAAATGTGGCAAGCCGAGCGCGACCGTCAGAAGGGTGGCGAGTGGAAGCGGCATCGTGGGGGTAAGCAGCCGGTAGCGGATGACGTCGTGGTCGAATATAAGACGCGCAGCGGATACACAGATACATGGAGCGCCAAAAGCTTAAGCTGGAGCCATGAAGGCAGCGAAGGCGATCTGATGCAATACCGAATCATCAGCCAGCCACAAGCGGAGGAAGTAGAGGTGAAGGATATGAATATTGGCACTATCAGCTACACGATCAGCGTCGATCAGATTGCCGGCCCTCTAGCTTGGCGCGACACTATCATCCACTGCCAAGCCATCATCGAAGACTGCGAGCGCGAGATTGAGCGGAATACTCAGCGATTGGCAAGCGAGGGATTTGAGCTGATTTCGCAAATCAATTCGAATCTTGATAAGATAGACGTCACGCTTGAATCTGCTTTTGATGTGGGGGATTGGCGGAGCTGGAAGGCTGGAGCAATCGTAGAGATCAGCACTAGCGATAACGAGTCATGGGTTCAGCACAAAGGCAAGCAAGGAACTTTGACGATCAACAAATTAGGATCTCAGGTCATTTCATTTTCAGATGGCGGTGAGTGGTACATGGATGACAATACTGAGCACAAACTTATTCGCCCATAACCCGTAACCATCCACCAAAGCCCTCCTAACCCGAGGGCTTTTTTGTGCGTGATAGAATAGTGGCTATCTATTGGAGGGCTAGCCCTGTGAAAAAAACGCGTGTTAATATCCTGTCGGCGGTTAACGCTGACTCGATCAAGATTGAGCGCACTGATGTAGCTGGCGAGAAGTACGCCGTTATCAAGAACGTAAAATGGATGACCGATAACATTGTGCTCAATGACGGCCTGTATTCGTCGTCTGAGAACGCCAAAGGTTATGCCTCGATGGATGGCCGCGTGATGCCTTTTGGTCATCCAGAGGTTAACGGTCAGTACGTCGCTATCAGCTCGCTAGACAGCGCAGATGTTGCGGTGGCACTAGGCAAGCACTACGGAGGCGTTCACGCTCAGAACGTGCGGCAGGACGGCCAAGACTACTTCGCAGACGTAATGATCAACGAGCGCGTGGCTAAGTCGCATCCAGATGGCGAAATGCTGCTGAGCTGGGTTGGCAAGGCTGAAGATTACAAGGTCAATGGTGCGGCTAAGCCAGAGCCAATCCAGATGTCTACTGGCCTTATGACTTCCAGAGTCAACGCTAAAGGCGAATCTCGTGGCAAGCCTTATAGCTGGATCGCCACCCAACAGTCCTACGATCACCTGGCAATCTTGTTTCACGAGCAAGGTGCCGGTGGTGACGAGGTGGCTATTGCCGTTAACTGCGAGTCGGTTATTAACTCTGTGCTGCCTGCCTTCAATGACGATGTTCTTGAAGACTCGTACAGCGATAAGATGTCTATTCTCGGCGCGGCAGTGAAAGAGCGTTTCGCCACCTCCGACTCTTACGCCTATGTCGAAGACTTCGATGATCGCGCACTGGTCTACTGCACGCCAGAAGGCACTTACACTATCGACTATCACTATGAAGGTGATAACCCGATTCTAACTGGCGAGTCGAAAGCCGTAGTAGTTGAAACGTCGTACAAGGTGAAAACCAACACCGTCATGGCGCACTTAAAGGCTGTGGTAAAATATTTCAGTACCAAAACTGAACAGCCAGTTGTGGCTAATGTTATCGAGGATTTAGAGATGGACAAAGTTGAACTTCAAGCGATGCTTGATGCTCAGGCTGAGAAACTTAGCGGTGCGTTCAACGCTCAGCTGGAAGCTCAATCTGTGACCATCAATGCATTGCAGGAATCGCTGAAGGCTAATGCCGAAGCCGGCCTGAAAGACAAGCGCGCCGCAGTAGCTGCCAAGCACGGCGAAGTTGTTGCCAATGCCTTGAGCGGTGAAGCTCTGGACGCAATGTTCGCTAGCGTGCAAACCGCTGCCGGCCTGTTGTCTGGTTCGCCAGCAACCAATAAAGAAGATGAGTTCGCTGGCTACAGCCTGAACTCCGCTGATCAGGAGGCCAAATAATGGCTAACGTTATCTGGCGTGGTCCTGTGCATCTTGCACAGCCTGATTCGCGCACCGCAAAGACTGGCGCAAGTATTCTGCCGGGTTTGGCTGTTACCTTGACTGCCGGTGTTTGGCAGTTGGCGGCAACCTCGAAGGTTGACTTCTTCATCATGCACAACCGCGCGTACATCGGCGAAACCGTGGATACCGCTGTACCGTCTGGCGAAACTGGCGAAGCATTCAAGCCTGTTCCTCAGTACGAGTTCAACGTGCGCTTTGCAGCTGCCACCTACGCACCAGGCGCAGTCCTGAGTGTTGCTGCCGGCCAGTTCAAGGCAGCCGCAACCGGTGAAGTCGCTGTAGCCGTGTTCGACGAGGCAGCCTCCCGCGCAATCGGCGCCAACGGTTTCGGCGACGTCCGAATCATCGCTAACTCCTACGTGGTGTAATTGACATGCCAGCAGAAATTTTGAAGTTCAGTAAAGAGCAGGAGGCTGCCGTAATTGGCAAGCGCCGCGCTCACAACTCCCGTCAAGACCGCCTCGCGAAAGACAGCGAAGGCGAGCTGATCGGTAACGCCTATACCATCCCCCGCGATGCTTGGGCTACCTATGACCAAGACCTGATCACCTTGCAGCGTGCTGCGTTGGGCGTGTTCACTGACTTGGCTAGCCTGCAACGTAACGTGCCAATCGGCAAAGTGCTGAACTACTTCTCCAAGGTTTCCGACCAGGGCGAAGTGAACAGCTCGGTTGACGGTCGTAGCCGTGCCAAGGCAGACGCGCCGATCATCGACTACGAAGGTACTCCGGTTCCTATCTACGACACCACCTTCACCTTCGGCTGGCGCGATGTAGAAGCCGCTCGTCAAGACGGTGGTTGGCAGTATCTGGACGCCGCTACTCGCGACAACGGCAACCGCCGTATCGTTGAGAAGATGGAAGATCTGGTGATCAACGGTGACACCAAGTTCAACGTTGCCGGCAACCAAGTCTTCGGCCTGCGTACCGCACCTGGTCGCGCTACCGGCCTGTTCGGTAACTTCGATCTCGTGACCGCTACCGGCGCTCAGTGGGTTTCTGCATTGACCAAAGTGTTGCTCGGCTTCCAAGCGAACAACTACTACGGCGGCGCTACGATCTACCTGAACTACGGTGACTGGTTTGCTGCATCGGTTAACGACTACGTGACCGCCGCTCCTCAGAACACCATCCTGTCTCGCCTGATGTCGATTCCGGGTATCGTGTCCATCGTTCCATCGACCGCTGTTCCAGCAAACGAAATCCTCGGCGTAGTGAAAGAGCGCCGTGTGCTGGAGATCCTGACTGCGATGCCTGTTACCACCATGCCGATTGAACGTAAAAACTTCACCGACGAGTACAGCTTCCAGATCATGACCGCAGTAGCACCTCAGTTCAAGAGGGATTACAGTGGCAAGGGCGGGACCGCGCACTTCACTAAGGGTTAATCCTTTGGTTTAAAATAGGGGCCTTCGCGGGCCCCTTTTTATTCAGGTGGGAAAATGAAAGAATTTCAGATCACGCAACCGGGTGTGCTAATTGATGGCGTAGAGCTTGAGATTGGTACGCGAGTCAAGCATGAGTCATTGCCGCCGACTTTGGTTAACAAGGCTGTCGAGGTTGAGCCAGAGCGGACTCTGGAGGTCGCGACTCCGCGACGTGGAAGGCCGCCGAAAGATCAATCGGCAGAATGAAAAAAGCCCTCTAAGTGAGGGCTTTGTTTTAGCTATGAAAGTCGAACGTAACCATGAATCTCTCATGATTTCCCCACATCATGACGCCAGCATCAAACCCACAAGCAATTAGTTCTGCACATTGCTTGTGCGCAGTCCAAGCGTCGTCGTAAAAGTAGCAGAACGGCATTTTCATTAGATCAGTACAAGCAGAACAATGAGCCATAACATGGTCGTATCCTCGGCTGGTGATTGGGCTGACTAGAGAAAGCTCAGGACTCGTTCGTATTCGTCGTTAAGGCGTTTTGCTTCTTCCTGTGCCTCTGCTTCGTCGTCAAAGCTGTCGATCAGCATCTTGTCGCTCACGATGTCGAATCGGCCAGCTTGTTGTTTTACGGTGAAGTTCATTTGTTGCTCCATTGGTTTGCCTTGCTTGAAATGAACATTAGGTCACATCGGATCCAACGTCAAGCACCCCATGCTAAAATAGTGGTTAAACCTATGTGAGCGCCGACGAATGGCAATGATCTACGAAATTCCTCGCGGCAGTCTCGAATCGGGACCGATGAGTCTGGATTATGACTCTGGGCTGGCGACGATCCAGTATTACAATGCTGGAGGGGTTGAGATTACGCCGACTGGGGTTGCGACGATCTCGGTTAGTCCGACGCTCACGGGGGAGAATTTCAAAGCCATTTATCCGTCTGCGCTGGGTCAGTGGTCGTTCGATGGCCCGTGTGCGCGCCTACGTGTGTCTCTGGCTGGCACGAACGCCGTAACTGCCTATCTGCGCGTATGGCGTGGCGACGATGCAGGCTCTGGCATTCCTTCTGGCGCGTTCGGCGGCACCAGGGCGCTGACGGTTCAATTTTACCCGGAAGCGAACGTAAAGAACGGGCTTCAGTTCAACCTGCGCGCCGTGTGGCCTATTGCCGATCCTATCGCTATCGGTACGTCTCGAAAGGTTTGGTTCAAGACAAACGCCAAGCCTGTGATCATCAAGATCCGCGATTTCCAGTACATCGCTGAAGAGCTGAAGCTTGAGCTGTTCACAGGCCCGACTGGTGTGTCTGGCGGCACTGATCTACTGATCCACAACTACAACGGCGTGAACCCTGTAGCGACCACCGTGGCAGCAAAGAAGAACGTAACGATCACCAGCAACGGCACCCAGTTCGATCATAGCGACCCTGAATACTTCTTTGGCAGCGCGAACGACCCGCAGCGTCAGTCGGCTACGGCATTCCCGATTGGTCGCGAACGTATCTTGCCGGCAAACACTGAGTTCGCCGTGGTGATCAGCAACACCGGCACAGGCAGCGCTCGGGTTCAGTATTACCTCGACTTTTTCGAAGGCGGGACGGACTTCCCGCTTCCATAACAAACCAAACTTGCGGATGTCTAATCTAGACGATTAAGCATCCGCAGGTGACTCATGAGCCCCGATATATCCCTTCCAGCAGGCGTATGGAGTAACGTCTATACCGCGTCAGGTATCACGCCAGGAACGCCAATCCTAGTTATCAACAAAGGCGGCAGTATGGCCTTTCTATGGGAAGGACCAACACCACCAGCAAACTCTGCATGGGATGGTGCTACGTTCTTCGCTGATCCTTGGGTAGCTGATCAGGCGGGGATCTCTGGCTGCTGGGTAAAGAGTAATGGTCCTGTGGTCATTAACGTGCAGGTGTATACCCTATGATTTATCCGAGGAAGTTGCGCGGGGCTAGAGGTATCACTAAGCGAATCGAACCATACACCGGCACAACCGACGCAAACGGATTGTATACAGTAACGTATCCAATCGCATTCTCGGCAATCCCAAACGTCCAGCCAGAACCACCAACAGTCGCCAACTACACATGGATCAAGGTAACTAGCACGACAACTGGTTTCAGTCTCAGGCTGATTCAGCGTGCATCGTTGACGGTGCTTGGGCTTGAGTTGCTGGCCGCTCAATTCACCAACGTAGCAGGCGCTGCTGCTCGGGTTTTGGTTGTGGAATCATAGGTAATAAAAAGCCCTCCGGAGAGGGCTTTTGCTTACGAGATATTTGGACTTAGCCAGACCTTCGCGTCAATTCCTGTTAGCAGCTTGAATCTCTGCTTAAGAGAATCAACCTCGGACTGATCCCAACTAACTTCGCATGGCGAATAATCTGGACTCAGCGCGTAATGAAATCCTACAAGACCATCGCTACCACCATCGTAATATGGCGGGCAAACCTCAAGCTCGTCCTCGTCGATCAGTTGTTCAAAATCACCGTCGTCTCGTGGAAGACCAACAAAAATAGATGCTGCTGAATCAATGCCCATTTGTGCAATCCTCTGCTGTAGAGCAGTCGAACTCTATAGCCGCAACGATTTCACGTCAAGCAAAAATGCTAAAATAGGCCAAACTATTTTCAGGTGGCGAAAATGCCGACGCTAGACCAGCTCAAGCAGTACCTTACGTCTATCGGTGTGCCACTGCCTCCGGACTTCATTTTGCAGGCATGGCTTGATACCGTCTCTGTCATTCAGCCGTGCCTTGATGGCGCTGGCTATCCTGCATCTACTCAATTGCTGATCTATCTGTACACGCTGAGCCTGTACGGCATCGTGGCTGGCGACAAGTACATCTCAAGCCAAACCGCACCCTCTGGCGCATCTCAATCCTTCCGCTACAACAACCTGCAAGACAAGTATCGCGGCATGCTGAACTCGCTCAACATGCTCGACACCAGCGGCTGCACTGATTCCGTTATCCCCGCGATTCCTGGCGCATCTGCCGGCCTATGGGTTTCTACTGGCGGGAAGTGCTGCTAATGGTTAGAGAAGTGTGGACTAAGTACGGATACAGAGACATGAGCGAAGAGGATTATGCCGCTTTCGTGGCTAATCCTCCTGAAACCACAGCGCCTTGCAGATCCCACGACATGTCAGATATTCCACTTTTCTTCCTGCTGATGATCTTCATGGCGGCAGGGTTCTTTGTGGGGTATTCGCTCTAATGGCATTCATGTCCGCATGGTACTTCACCGAGATCGCCACAGTCTACCCAAGGCTCTCAGAGAGCGACTGGGGAGGCGGAATCACCTACGGAGCCCCATACACCATCATGTGCGGCTTCGAAGGCGTATCGCGGCAATCACTAGATCAGGAAGGCGCCGAGTTCGTCACCAAAGACATCTATTACACGGGTGACGAGCGCCCTGCATATCTAGACCGCATCGCATTCGGCGATACATCTGGCAGCGCATGGGACACAGTATCAGCTAGCGAAATCCGGAAGAGAGCACGTCACGGAATGAGCGCATTTGGCTACGATGATGAATTTGACTTGGAAACTGCATAATGATCTTGCATGGAACACTGCTAAACCCTCTTGGCGCTCCATATGCGAACTCCTCTGTTCGGCTGGTGTCGGTGCAGACGTCGCCTCAAGTGCTCGCCTCTGCATTTTCAAGCTTCACGACTGACGAGGATGGCGAGTATTCGTTTGATTGCCCTATTGGTCGATATCGCGTTCAGATTGCCGGCCTACTTGGTGTTCGCGATATTGGCATTATTACCGTTACATCCACAACTACATTCGATAACATCAATGATCTATTGATACTTGAAGCTACAACGATCCCTCGCGACCCTCTGCTTGACCAGATGATGGTTGTTGCTGGCGAGGCTCAGGCTTCTGCTGATCTTGCCGCAAGCCTTCTCTCTACAAAAGTTAGCGTCGTTGATTTGGCTGATGATTCCGATCCGTTAAAGGGGGCGGGAGCTGTCGGGACGGTTCGCGAGCCAATGGTCGACTTCACTCAAGGGACAGTCGCAGCGGCACTTGGAACAACATGGGTGAATGTCTGGGAATTCAGACACCTGATCACGGTGAAGCCTGACCCACAAAGTCCGTCAACGTGGGACTGGACTCCAGCCATCGCAGGAGCGCAGGCCAAGGCCGTAGAGCTGGCCAGTGTTTCCTACGGCGGTTATGGCGTAGAGTTTCCAGCCGGCGTTTATCCGGTGACTCGGGTATTCCACTACAGCGGTATCTCTCTGCGCGGCATGGGGTCGCGCAATACCTTCTTGACGGCGCTGGTCTTCGATCCGGCTGACGGTCGCCCCTACGGGATGCTTGAGCTGGCACCAGGCGCAATACAGGGCGCACACATCACCGGGCTGAACTTCTGCGGTTCTGCCGCTGCTGTATATGGTGCCGCTGCGGCCAACGCCGATCAGTGGGGCTTCTACTGCCACGCCCAATATAACGAAGCTTTGACGCAGGGTGGCTTTTGGCACTCTAACGTGCTGGACGTTTGTTTTTGGAGCTTCAACAAAGGTATCTGGTCCCGAGGCGGATACACGCATGCCAACTCCAGGCGACCGCACCAGTGGATCGACTGGGCTGGAGTGCAGGTGGTTGTGCAGGACGGCGGCGAAGCGTGGCTGTTCACCGGCCAGCACGGTCAGATTGTGGTGCGCGGCGGTCATGGGGAAGGCATCAGCGCTGCAACGCCAAAGCGAGCGTTGTACAGCGTCAAGATTGCCGTAGACCCTGACCCATCGACAACCGCATATAACGGCATCAACGGCGAAAGCACTTCAGATGTGACTGGCGTAGGCAATGCCAATAGGGCGGGGCACAGCATCAGCTTCACTGATGGCTATTCGTTCCAGCGTTCTGCTAGAGGCCTATGGTCAACCGGCCCCGCCAGAAACGTCGCTGCCGAAAAGTGCTGGTTCGAAACCTTGGCCTATGCCGTGACAAAGGAAGGCGACGGCAATATCAGCCTGACAAACAACCACTTTGCCAATGCCGGGATAGGTACAACTGGCGGCGGTGTAGCGGGCAGCGGTTACATTCTCTCTCTTGGCGCAACCGGTCAGATTGATTGGGGTATCGGCAACGTCGTCGAGGGCTCCTACGACCACCTCGTTGCGCCTACGTCGTCTGGTGCCAATGAGTGCAATGGATTCAACTTCACCGGCAGCCTCAGGATTGCGGCGAACGGCACAACAATTATCCCTACACTCGCGCAAAAATCCCCGGCGATGGACGCATCAGGTGTGATCGATATGGGGCATCACAGGTTCGGCACAGTTGCCCCAAATGCCGATCCGTCAGTGCGACTTTCAACGATTATCAGCAACTTGCTGCCAGGGCAGACCATTGTCCTGCGCGCGTCATCGGGCCCGGTGACGATTAAAAACTCTGCTGGCGGGAACATCGTTACAGGCAGTGGGAAGGACATCACCATCCCGGTTGGCGGCATAGCAACTTTCTTGCGCATCCTGCCATATGTGGCGGGCACTGAATTCCTGCTGCAATCCGTTTCGACGCATTACGCTGCCGCCGCGCCTACGGATGGGTATTACTACGCTCAGGGTCACATCGTAGAAAACAGCACGCCATCGGCAAGCACGCCAGTCAGATGGGAATGCGCAACGGCTGGGCTTGCAGGATCAACAGCAGTATTCGGCGCAAGCTTTGTCGGTGGTCAAATCCCTTCCCTTCGACGCAAATCCCTTCATCTGACCCGAACACCCTGGACGACTACGAGGAAAACAATTTCACGCCAACCCTGACGTTCAGCACCCCTGGTAATTTGGCGGTCACGTACAGTGCTCAGACCGGTCGGTATACTAAGATAGGCAGGAGTGTCAATGCGGAGATTCGCCTAGACACTTCAGCTTTCACACATACCACTGCTGCCGGAACACTTACGATTACTGGGTTGCCGTTTGCGCCGGCAGTTACCTCTATCGGAGTGGTTAGATTCGGCGGAATCAATAAGGCAGGCTACACGCAGGCGGTGTTTCAGATAGCTGGTGGTGCGACCACCGCAACGCTGGCTGCATCTGGTATGGGTGTAGCGCCGGCAGACGTTGTAGTTGCTGATGTGCCATCAGGTGGCGCTGTTACAGTTCGGGCAAGCATCACTTATGATGTGTAATGCTTGCGCAATAGAGAGTAACCATAATGCCAGTCAAAGGCCTAAAAGAAGTTCGGCAAAGCCTGCATAAGCTAATCGGGCAAATTAGCGGGCCAATGGCTGAGAAGGCGTTGACAGAGGTCATGATCGTTGCTGGCGGTTATGCAGCAACGATGACGCCGATTGATACCAGCAACTTGATTAATAGCCAGTTCCGCCATATTGGCAAATCGTCTAATGGCGTTACCGCAATGCTTGGCTACACGGCAGCATACGCAGCAGCTGTACATGACAAGAAAGGCACGACTCTCGGCAAGAATATTCCGCGATCTAAGGCTGACCCGTCTCGCGGCAACTTTTGGGATCCTGATGCAGAGCCTGGATTCCTGAAAAAAGCATTTGAAGAGCCTGACGCAAGGGCTGATATTGACGCAGTAGTTGAAAGGTACATGAAACTACCATGAGCCACACACCGATAAACCTATTCCGCGACTGGCTAGAGCTATATGTCTCGACGACTGGCTACACAATCAGTCGCGGCATGTGGGAAGAGACTAATAACTCGGCTAAGAAGTTCGTGGCCGTTTGGTCTGACTCTGGCCGTACACCTAATGGTGAAATCCAGTATCCGCATATTCGCGTGATCGTAACCGGTCGCGCAAATGGTCGAGCGCTAGGTGATACAGAAGGCGCTGAATTATTCGCAGAGTCGCTATTTGATGCGGCGCTCGCTAACTTTGAAACTAGCTGCATGATGCAAATTAGACCGATAGGTAGCGTACAGGGACCGTATTACACCGAGACGTCAAGGCCTTGGGTAGAAATTAACTTCGAATTGACGTGTTAAACTATCTGCATCTGCTCGTTTTGGGCGATACAAAATCAACCTTGAAGGTAAATTGAAATGGCTTTGAACTGCGCCTCGGACAAGTTCGTAGGTAAGAGCGTTCTCGCTGAGTTCGCGCTTGCTTGCGGTGATGTAGACCCGCTGACTTTGACGTGGCTGCCACTTGGCGCAGCTCGTAACAAGTCTAAAACCATGTCGGCTGATACCGTTGATGCTACCGCTGATGACTCGGTAGGCAGCTTTCGCGATACGCTGATCACCTACAAGACTTTTGAAGTCTCGATTGATGGCGTTACCAAGCGCGACGACGGCACCACTTCGAACCAACAATTGCTGGCTAACCACTTCGAAACCGATCCGCAGCCGTATGTATGGATCCGTCTGACCGGCCCGATCAACTCGACTACCGCTTTCTGCGTACTGACCGAGTTCAGCGAAGAATACCCGTATGACGACGTAGCTACCTACTCGATGACCGCAAGTGCTACTTCGCGCCCTGGTGGCTTGGCTAGCGTTATCACCGCGCCTACTCCTATCGCCGTGACCTCGGTTACAGTTTCGCCAGCCACTGCAACCGTAGCTGTCGGCCTGACTACCAACCTGATTTCGCACGTACTGCCGAATGCTGCGCTGCAAAGCGTGACTTGGAGTTCTGCAACTCCGGCGAAGGCTACAGTAAACTCTTCCGGCGTGGTTACTGGCGTTTCTGCTGGTACTTCCGTGGTCACTGCGACATCTGTCAGCGATCCTACGAAATCGGCAAGCTGCACCGTTACAGTCGCATAACTGTGGCAGATATACAGAGCCTCCTTCGGGGGGCTTTTTATTGCCTACAATTCTCTAGCTGAAAGATATCGATATTTCTCTGGCGACATGCACGAGAATCGCGGATCTTGATTGTTCTTAGCGTTCTCGCGGTTTGCAAAATTAGCAATTTGCACGCACTCATAATCGCTTGTTATTTTGAATTTCTCTGTCACTTCCATGTAGATGCATCCTATATCTACGCAAAGACCAGCTACAAGCACTAAGGTAAGCATTTTGTTCTCCTGAATCTCGTGTGTGTCCGCTGAGTATATCCATAGCCTGATTGCCGTCAAGCTAAGAATGGTAAAATACTTGATATTTCTATGGACGCAAAAAATGCGCAGCCCTATCACGTCGATTGGAGAGATTGGCGCCTACGTTGGCGACAAGGAGTATCTCTTCAGGCCATCACTCGCTGCCATGGATTCCCTTGGATCTCCTGCTGAGATCGTGGAGAAGTTCGCGCTTATTTTTTCTTCGCCGACCATAAATCCGATATGGCCGATCCGGTCTTACAGGGCTTGGGAGCGCGAGGTTATGTCTACGGCATATGACGTGCTGGTCGCTTGCTGCGAGGATGACGTGACGCCTCTGCTTGGTCATATGGGCAGTAAGTGGGGATCGTTCGTCCCTGGCGCTATGCCAGCCATCGACATGATCTACCTGGCTCGGTCGCTGATGAGTGACGGAATAATCGGGCTAAAGCCAGAGGGGCGCCCAGTAGAGAAGTCGAAAAACGAATACACCGCCAAATTTGAGGCTCGTGATTTTGTCGCTCAGGCTGTCGCGCACTTGGGCATGTCGAGTGCTGATGCTTGGAACCTGACCATGACCGAATTTTCAGGCGCTATGCAGTCGAAATTCGGCAAGCCGGAAACACTCCCTAGCCTAGACGAACACGATGAAGCGATGTCCCGTCTCGCAGAAATTAATAGATTGAGACAGTATCAGGTGAACAAATGAGCAACCTTGGAACCATCACGTACACGACGAACATAGAGACGGCTCAGCTTGTTTCGAGTACGAAGGTTGCAGACAAGCAGCTTGACGGAC